TTACTTGATAACTGCCAATTTACCTTTCATTTTTTCTACTTCCTTGATATTAATCTCCCTTGCCGAAAGCACAAAAATTTCATTAAATTCAGATAAGTGCTTTATTACACCTAAAATACGCTGTTTCTCAAAGTTTTTGATAAAATAAAAACGATCATTATCTTGTAGAACAATATCAGGCTGATTAAATAAATCAGGGAAAAGTGCATAGCTTTCCAGTCCAAAATCTTGCCCATCACGACTATTAAATTGCTTAATTAAAGTATCATCAGAAAGCCACACAGTGCCAGTTTTGCTTTTCAATAAATCCTTACTTTCCACACTCAAGACACCTGCCACAAATTTAAAATTTTTGGTAAGGCTATCTCGCACCTGTAACATTTGATCAGCAGTGAGTTTTTTTCCATCTAGGCTGAGCGTTTGTTTCATCTCCGCCATATGCTTTGCCAACAATTCAAAATCGTGCTTAAACTCCCCACCTTTCATCTCAACTTTCGCAAACGCATGCGCCAGTTTTTCAGGATAAAGATCCAAATTAGGCTTGTAGTTTAATCGCCCTACATTGTAATCAAAGCCTTTATCCGTCACACGTATCGTGCCATCAGGCAATTTAAACCCTACCGTCTTTTCACGATTACCTTGCTTATCCGCAGGGCGTTCTACTTCCACCAAAAATTCAGAACTATCGTCAGGCTTATCAATCCCACGGCGTTTCAAATCTCTTTCGCCTAACCTTCCTGCGGTTCAAGAATCCCTAATTTATCCCGCACCCAACTTTCCGAAATCTGCACGCCAATGCCCGTAAGTTTAGGGATGGCATCTGCAAATACCGATAAATCTTCATATTCTTTTGTGTCAAACTCAAAATAAGGGATACGATGTGGCGCAATGACAAAACGTTGTGATCAGCCGATTTGTATTGAGTATGAAGAATGCGAACCGAATAAATACGGTGAGATTCGTAAGAAAATTGTGGGGGTAAAAAACAGATTCACAGAAAAGAAAATCATCACCAAATTAAAAAACTGGGTGATTAAATCAGCGAAAAGTGCGTTGGGTTCCACCGCACTTAATTCGGAGTCCACCGAAACAAACAAGGCGCATCGCGCCGCTTGGACTTGTGTCAATAACTGTAACCGTTCAAAAATTGAACAGCAGGCTAATTTATTGATGTTGTCTATTGGTTCGCCATTAAAACCGTCACAAATTGACCTTTTAATGTGCCATGGACGGTTACCGCTTAATGACTATCGGTGGATTTGTTGTGAAAACGATGAAGTTTTCATTAAAGAAGAAAAAATTCCGTTGGCTCAAGCCTTTGGTTGGGGCGAGAGCTTGGGGGATTTTAGGGTTAATTTCATGTTCATCATATCGACGAGTTCTTGGTGCTGGCGCTTTTGGTTTCTCAAGATATTTTAGGAGTTTTCTGTTATAAAATCCCATTCAATCGTTTTGGCCATTAGAGCAGAAAGCGAACTACGTTCACGCAAAACTGTTGCTGGAGAGATTTCTTTTAATCGTTGATTTTACCACTCACGAAAGTGTGCTTTTCCTATTTCTTGTAAAAATATTGCGGCAAGCGGAGTTCGAGAAAGACGCAGTAGTCTTATGCGCTCTTCACGTTTCCCGTGCTTGGTTACAGTGACTTCTTTTAGATACTTATCAATCAGTTCATCCAATGTAATATCAGGGATTTCATTATACTTTCCTGATTCGAGCTGTTTTTCGAGCATTTCTGCCCATTTTTTTGCGTCTGCTTGAGTCAAAAAAGTGGCGGATTTGCTCACGCCAAACTTGTGCGTGCCAACGCTTGCCATTCTTGATAATTGTCGCCATTGTTTACTCCATAAAAATGTGTGCAAAAATATGTGCAATGGAGTATAGAACAGATCGAAATCGATCCCAATCGGTATGAAAATACTACCTTTTAGGCGATTTTGATATAAAAAAGAAGGTATGTTTTAGTGTGTGAAATTATATAAGCTATTGTTTTTACTTATATTTTATCTATTTCTCTCTGAGAATTAGGGAATAAAGAAAAATAGAGATGGTGCGACTAGCTGGATTAGAATTAATTAAATAATATTTTGATTTAAAACGAAATTTTCAAAAGAAATATAATTATATAATACCATTCATAATACCATTATATTTAATGCCATATATCTAGACAAAAAACGCCCTTTAAATCATCATTAAAGGGCGTTTAAATTAGATATAAGAAACAGCGAAATTCCCCACCGCTTGTCTTAAACTCTATCTGGCCAAGGGTCGGACGTTGTCCACATCATGGCTGGCGGTCTTAGATTTTTGGGGCCAATGTCAGGTATTGCCTCATTGCCTTTTATTTTAGGGTCTGCGTGGTATGGGGTAAATCGCATAAAATTTCCAGTGGAAATTAATGATCGGTTTGTCTTTAGTCATCATGTTTAAACATTGCCCCTAATTGATTCGGACTAAACCGCCAACCCTCATCACTATTTTTAATTGCATTAAAACACCATTCGCTACAGAAAAACTTACTTCGCTTCTGTTTAAGACCCAAAACAATTCCTAGCGCACCCCACCAGTCATACCTCATGTTTTTAGTTTGCTCGAAATAAGCCTTAATCCGCTCTTCCGTTATGTTTTGCAGTTCAATTAAATCCCACTTCTCATGTTCTAAGTACATGATCTTACTACGTACTCCACCATCTCGTATTGATGACGAATAGCAGACCTTAAAACCTTTATTTACGACAATTTCACAATGGCTATATAAACCTTTAGTAAGCTTACGAGTTAACCAATCTGATAATCGAGCCAAGATCGCTTTAGGTGTCCAGCCTGTTTTCTTGCCTTTATACAACGCTAAATAAACCTTACCTTCCGTCATTGTTGCGCCTCCGCTAATGCTTTCATTTTTCTGATAATGTCATTATGAATTTGCTGTAATTCTTCTTCACTCAATTCTTCGTGCTTGAGCTCATACTTACGCATACGCTGCACCGCGAGTTGTTCTTGCAGTGTTCGTAATCCTTCAGCCTGTTTTAAAATTAGCAATGTTGCTGATTTATTATCAAGTCCTGCGACAGTTGCAAAACTTGATATATAGATGCTTACTTCGCCAGTAAAATTCGCTTCTTTAAATGCCAGAGCTGCAGATTCACGTTCTTTGTATTCCTCGGCAAATCGAGTCCACTTCGCACTAATACTAGCTGCTGTATCATCAATGCTATCAACTAGTCTTTTAATGAGTTCACGCTTAATTTCAGTTTGCTTCTCCTCATCAATAACCCAGCTATTTCCATTCCATATGTGTAATTCTGTTGGTTGTCTATCAACTAGAATGTATTGACTTTTAAAATTAATAAGTTGTTTAGTCTCAAGCTCTGATTCGTTTTCTACTTCCATTTCCACAAAATCATTTAAGTTTTGCGGAATAGGGAAAATTTGATAACTATTCAAATTTTCTTTTAAAAAATAGACTTTCATTTATCTATCACTCCTTCATCGGATATCGATACGTTTTACAAAACGACCAGCAAGATCTTGAATTTGTATTGCTGTACCGTTTCTATCAACAGTCACAGCGAATGTCTTGACTTCTACATAATTCAAAAATGAACCATTACGGGGAAATCCTCGTACTTGACGAACATCAAGCCAATGAACTCCGCCTCCTGTTTTACCTTCAATTTCTGCACCCACTTCAAAACTGACGAGTTCAATATCGTTATTATCATCAAGCCTGTGCCTTTCTGATGATTGAAGATATAAAATTAACGTTTTACCGAAGCACTTCTCTGATATATCAATTCGCCCAGAACCCACGTTACCTTGCCACACTGTTTTTAATGTGCCAATTTGAGATAAATTCTTTTGTGCCTGCAAAAATTGCTGATTTATATCAGATTTTGCATTGTTTATTTCTCGTAAAGTATATTGTTTATTTTCTTCTATTTCTTGGTCAACCCTCGCAGATAACGCTTGCATATTTTGTGCAAGTGTACCCGCATCTAAAGCCCCAACATTTTCAACAACACCGAATGCTTTAACCCAAAATTGCACGTCATCAAATGTGTTTTTTGCTTTTATACAAAGTTTTAAAGCAATCGCTCGCGGTCTTGTTTCAGCTCCCCCCGTAGCCATCGGGCTATCTAAAAGCGGATGCATAAATCCATTATCACTGAGATTATCATCGGTTGTAGTTGCAGTGCGTAATCGTGAATCTATAACAGTTTTCGTTTTGTCATAAAAAATACTACTATCAGATGAATCAGCCCAGTGTGTTCTCACTCTGTGAACGTGCTTTTTAATCTCGTCACTTTGTGTCTGACCGATATTTAACCCATTCCCTGTATTTCTAATAAATCGGTCTTCCGCAAGTGGTACATTTGAAATAGAGCTATATTTATCAACAAGATATTGATATAACTCTGGGTAATTTTGCTGTGTGACTGTTGAGCGAATGCTATCAAAGGCAATCCAGCCTGCAGGGATATTATCCACGGCAAAATAAGCTGTCATCCCCACATCACTACGAGTTAAATCAGGAAGTTTGTTGCTGTTGCCCAAAGTGCGGTATAAATCAGGGAAGGTTTGTTGGTTAAATGTTGTGCCATTGGCTTTTAAAAAACCTACTGGGTTTGTTACTGCGCGAGGGAATGACACTACGGCACCAATAGGCACACCGTCGCCGCCTGCATCTTTCCATTCTGACCAATTTGAGCCATTAAAAAAGCGTGTTTTGATTTTGTTGTCATTTGCTTTACGTGCAATTTGACGCACCGCATTCGTTGCTCCACCGCTAACTACTTCAATATGCCATTCCCCATTTTCGGGTAGATTTTGACCACTTGCTAAGTAATAATTGCCATCGGTTTTATAGCCATTGGCATCGCCTTGCCCTTGTTCTACTTTGAAATTTCCAATACCATAGCCTGCTAAGGTTGTGGCTGGGGATTGTTTAGCGCTAGCAGCTTCTTTTGCTTCCGTCGCTTTATCATAAGCCGTTTTAACGGCTGCTGAACTCGCAAACTTTGTGTCACTTTCGTCGTCAACAGCAGAGTTTGGGAGTGGCTTGTTTTTGAGTGAGTTATAATCAACGGGTAGTTTATACTCTGTAGCCATGGGTACCCATTGAGCACCATTATATTCTTCAAAAATTTTTGTCGATGGATTCCAGCGTTTTGCTTTTAGCGGGACATTAGTGTGCTCCCCATCCAAAAATGATAAAGCCGCACTAATGGCGGCTCTAATTTCGGTTGGGAATTGCGTATATTCGCTATCGACAGTTGGTTTGTTAAAATCTGCCATTTTTGCTCCTTTACACTCCTTTTACAACCCAGCCAACTTTACCGCTTACACGATTCCCATTTTTATCAAATAAAAATACGTAAAAGCCTTTAGGTTTTGGCTCATCCTTAAAGTCAGATGTTGCAAAAAGTGGTTGTTTAGATTGTGGTGTTAAAACCGGGACAGACGCATCAATAAACTCTGTTGCAAAGTTTACCCATGTGCCTTTTATATCTGACGCATTTGCCTGTACGGTTCCTCCGTCAGTTTTTTGTTTTTGATCGAGTTTTAGATTAAGTGACTCTATTACGACAGGTTTCTGTGCATTGCTCACTGTAATTCTAAACTTAACATATCTAAAGTTGGTTTCATAAACGGATTGTTGGTCGTGTTCGCGCCAATTATCTTTAGCGTTTTCTTTTACTGCTATATGATAGTTAATATCATAACTGCCAGAGCTTATCACCTTAGGGGTAAGAGTAATTTTGGATGATGCTAATACCGTGCCGTAATCCATTTCCTCCTCATAATATCCGCTCTCGTCTATTGGCTGGAGGTACAACGGGAAACCTCTATTAATTTGAGATTTTGGAGTAGCGAGATTATTGGATCTAAAATGCTCTGCCCATGTATCTCGTCTGACTGGTAGATATAACTTGCCATCGATTTTATCCGAACCATTTTTAATTCCGTCATACGAGCTGTTGTAGTCGTATTTAAGGATATAATCTGGCGGTTGTGCAACATTGGATAGCGTATATTGCGGCTCACTTCTGTTACCTGCACTATCAACACCAATAATCCAGTATTTATATAACCCTCCTACAGTTTCAAACTGTGGAAACGCTAACCCATCAATATTTGTGATAAACTCTGAATTTTCTATTGTTTCCCCTTTCCGCAACTCATAATAGACAATCGGCAAGGTAGCCTTGGCACTTTGCCAACGCAACATGACGTAGTTATCGATAACTTGTTGAGATATAGAGACAGGTGTCGGTCGATGGACAATTAGCTGCGCTTGAGCGGATTCGCTCCGATTTCCGCCTAAGTCAATTGCAGTAACGGTAAATTTTTTATTGCCGTTAAAATCAGCCTTAAATTTAAATGATGTACTTTTAACTAAAGCCAGCACGTCATCATCTTTTTTAACCTCGTAGAGCTCAGTCGAAAAAGAGTTGTTTTTTGTCTCACCCCAAGTCATCAAAACTTCATCGCCGACAATTTCTGCAACTAAGTTTTCTACTTGTCCGCCTGAAATATTAAACGTTACTGCAGTGGGCGATTCAGAGCGAACATCGGAAGAATCCACCGCGCTTAGCCAATACTTATGCTCACCAGCGCGAATAAAACCAAGATTAAATTCGTTTGCCTTGATTTTCCCAACTGGTTTAGAACTTTCATAGGTGTCGCCTTTTTTAATCTCGTAATACTCTAAATCTATATCGGGCGATAAATCCCAAATTAAAAAAGCTCCTTCTTGGGCAATAGCCTTATGTCTTAAATTAGAAACATTATGCGGAGGACGTAATCTCTCTATTGGCTCATAGTTTTGGATTGGATTATCGGACCATACACCTAATACATTGCTTGTTTTGATGCGGATTTGATATAACACACCATCTTTTACATTAGGAATATCAACCGATGTTAAGGTCGTTGGCTCCATCTGTTTCCAGTTGCCATTGCCCTCGCGATACTCAATTTGGTATCGAGATGTGAGTGATGTTGCAGGTTCATAACTTACAACAATTTTGGTTTGGATACTTCCCCCAAGCCCACGATAAATCTCATCGGTAATCACTACATTTTTTACACCAGTATCTAGCGTATTGTTTGTTGTGTCATATTCAATGAGTTCATTTCCATTTTCAATATGCTCAAACTTAGAGGGATTGTAATCAGATGCAGTGATAGTATATGAGCCGTCATCACTCTCAACAATGGAGATAACTCGATAAAGTTCAGGTTTTATATCTGAACTAGCAATAATCCATGTGCTATTTTCTGTGACCGATGTAAAGCCTGGATTTACCTCAATCTCAGTGAGTTTTCCACGTTGTGTAATTGCTCTTTGTTCTAACTCCCCTTTCTCATTCACAATGCTAATCGTTGATTCTTTTGTGATTTCAACTTCCGCATCGAGAATGATTCGATTGACTGTTGAGCCGTCTTTAACTCGCCCACCGCGTCTCTCTCCTGAACGATGGACGTCAGATACTTGTATCACTTCGCCAGGGATGGGTATGGCACCATCTTGTCCGCAAGAAAACGTAATAACTTCGCTTTCGTATTGCTCAGTATAAAGTAGCCATTTCCCTAGTCGTCTCGCTTGCCCTCTCGATGTACAGCCGAACGCCACAACTTCCGTTTGGGATATGTACCCCATCTTAACAATCGCCTCCGAGTCCTCGATGTACTCTACAGATTGTTTAAAGTACTTTTTCGGGTCGTTCCACGTCACTAATACAACATTGTGACGAGTTTTAATATTCGAGCCTGAGCGGCTGAATTTACCGCCGATAACATTGGTATTATTAAACTGATAAATAGGCTCTTTGGGTGAGTCTTGGACGAGCATTTGAGTACCGCTACTCCAATAACTCATTGCTCTAAATACCGATGTTAAATCTCGTAACAGCTTAAAGGCTTCTTGTTTGGTTTGGATGTAAACATTGCAGGTAAAGCGAGGTTCACGGCCACCAAATCCATCAGGGACTAATTCGTCGCAATATTTCGCTATTTGGTACATCGACCATTTATCTAGCATATCTTCTTTGATGTATTCCCCTGCCCCATATTCCTCGTTAGTGAGTAAATCAAAATAAATCCAAACAGGGTTATTTGAGTATTTGACAATAAATGTACCATCCCAATCACCGCTATATTCTCGAGTTTCTGGATTGTAGTTTGAGGGCACTTTTAGTTTGATGCCACGGCAATAATACCCACGAGATGGTATTGAGCTAAATTGCTCAGCGTCTATTTGCACGCCGACATATGCCACGCCAGGATAAGTTAATTTTTCCTCAAAAACCGTTGTGATTTTCGAAAAAATGGTTTTGTTTTGTAAAACCTGGCTATCTGAATCATCAGTTAACCGTGTCACTTTTATATTCCAGGGAGCTTCGCCTGTTAATCTAAAGCTATGTTCGCGATTATATGATGATGTGGTTTTACCCTCGATAACGATATTACCTGCATCTATCCATTGACTACCATTAGCTTGATATTCAACTTTTAGCTCAACCTTTGTACCGTTAATATCGCCATTACTTTTATTTTGATGACTTAATCCAGGCACAGTAATAGTTACTCTAACAATATCCGCCTCAGGGGCTATAATAGAGCGTGTAATAGGTTTATCTTTTTTTACTTCAGTATTGACATCCATTGTCACTTCATTGGTTTGGCAAATTTCTGATGGTGCTTGTCTCACGCTTCCAGGTCGCCACTCAATAGCAACATTATTAAAATTGAACTTGCCTTTTTCATCTTGTAACTGCACATCACCAAAGTAGACTGAGTTTAGTCCATTTACCGGTCCTTCAATTTCGCCACAAGAAATAACATCAATAAATTTTGCATAGGAACAAGATTTGAGCGAATCTGGCGCTTCAACTGGTGCTCTACCACCTTTCCCACCACCTTTCCCACCGCCTTTTCTACCAACTATCTGCATTTATCACCCCGAAACTCGTTTAAATTTAAGTTTTCCTCTAGTCTCATTGTTTGATGTAGAGTTTGTTCTGATAGGAATTTCTTTATCGGTAAGACCTGCCGATACAACAGCAGATCCAACTATTAATTCGCCATATAACAATGGGATAGGTTGCCCTTGCTCGGTTGTATTTACTGCACCATTAAATAAATAAGACGGCTTATTCTCTGGACGTTCTTGTGGTCCGCTTACTTTTGGCACAGGGACGAGTAATTGGCTGATGCCGCCAAGTACAAGTGATGCACCAATCGTAAGTGGCAAGGTTGCCGCGCTGCTTAAAAAGCCTGTACCGCCTATAGTAGCCCATCCTAAAGGGTTCCAAAATGCAAGACCAATCATCGCAGCCCCCGCTATGAGCTGAAAGAATCCACCCCGCTTAGAACCCCTAATGATAGGAATAAGATGAAATTCGGCTTGAGCGCCATACCGCATTTGAAATTCATCAGATGATGTTGTCAGCTCTTCTCTCTGCACCAAGAACCGATAAACTATTCCGTGTTTTTCAGATTCTAAGAGAAACTCTTTAAATCCTCTTTTTAAAACACATAAGGCTCGGATGGCTTCCGCTGGTGTTTTTACTGCCAGCTTATGGACTTTACCAAAGCGTTTGCCTAACTCGCCTTTAAGGCGTATTTTCCTTATGTCGCATGATGTGCGTTGTTCGTTCGCGGTAGAATTGTCCATATACATCCTTACTTGATAGTCGTCCGTATAGGTGATGGCCAATTAAACCATCACCAAGATAAACACCAGCATGATTAGGTACATTTGCGTTAATTTGCATCACAATCATGTCGCCTATTTTTAAGTCTTTGACTGGATAAAATCCCGCGTCCTCAAAGTTATCAGCATAGAGATTGCCACCATTATCCCACCAGCCATCTATGCGATTGTAGTTTGGGAGATTAATACCCAGTTCTTGGCGATACCAATCACGCACAAATCCGTAGCAGTCGGTCATGCCATGGATAAACTTACGCCCATACAAATCAGGCACCTCTGTAAGTGCAGGCATAAAATGCGTAGATACCTCATCGCCTTCTAGTCCAATAATGCACCATTCTAATCCACTTATTTTATGTGCATCTTGATCTGCAATGCTTGGTAAACAGCTCTCGTCTGGATGGGAATGAACAACGGTTCTAATTTCCCCCACTCCTTCCGCTCTGGCATAATCTTCTATGCCAATCAAAAATTCATCTTCTGTTTCTGCCGCTAAATTGGTACAGGCGACATACTGCAATTTGCCATTTTTAAGCACAAAAAAACCGCAACTTTCGTGCGGATAACTTTGTTTGGCGTGTGCTATTGCATCATCAATATGTTTCATTTTAAATCCTCATATATGCCGCACTTGGGAAACCACCAAAAGGCAGTTCTGAGTGCTCACCAAAATGTGCTTTACAGTCAGCAAGCGTTTTAGAGCAAGTTGCTTTATCGCCTGTATATCCGCAAAACTGCCCCTTATATTTATGAGTGCAATATTGAGCCACAATCTGCCTACGGGGTAATTTAACCCCCTCTAAATCAGTAGCGGGTAATAACTCGAAACTAACGGTTAAATGGTCTTCCGATGTTTTTTGCGATATATAAAATATATCATCGGGTAAATGTGCGTTTGGGTCGGCAGTCAAATTGCCGTTTTCAAAATTTACCGCATCAAGATAGATTATTTTCGTTCGTTTGCGAGTAAGTCGAGCGCCCTCAATGCCTTTTAATTTTGCCAAGACTAATGTAATCGCCCCACCTAAATTGGAAAATATAATCCTTGGTCTAACAGGATTTAACCCATCAACTGCAAATCCCTCAGCTTTGACTGGATAAGGTGTATATTCCAGCCCTTGCCACACAATAGCTTGACCTAATGGACTTAATCCATCGTGGAAACGATAAACAATATCGCCAAATTTAGTGAGATCGAGTTCAAATAATTCTATCCAACCATGAGAGGCATATTGTTGCAGTTGTCCGTAAATACTCATATTTGCTCCAATAAAGAACCGCACCCTGTTTCCAAAGTGCGGTCAAATTTTGTTGTGTTTTAGAGAATGTCTAGCTGAAATCCTGTTGCTTTAGGGTTGTAGGCTCGAAGATGTTTTAATACGCACCAGTTATTACCTTGCTCGCATTCAAATTGCTCTGTAATGCGTGTCAATACGTTATGAGCCTGACGGAGAGTGCTGCGATATTCGTAAGCCATGTCATGCACCGGTGCAGCATAGTGCGAACCAATTTGTTTTAATGCTGGGTGAAGTACTTGGCAAAGTTCCGTGCCACGCAATAAAGCGAACCACGCCCACACAAGGTGTTGTAGGTCATGCTCTGTAAATTCACGGGTGAATAACTCATCTTTTTTCTGTTCAGTGATAAGCTCACCTTCAAGCACAATTCTATGCACATATTCCACCGCACTTTGTAATTTGTCGGCGGGAATATCTTCTATGCTCTCTACGTTCATGTATTGGTGAACAAGATTATACGCATCGGAATAAATCAAACCTTTCTTGCTAACTAACATATTTACAGCATTGCGTAATCCTGTGCGATCATCTACCGTGGTTTTACGTTCAGCCTTACCATTAAACCAATAATCATGTAACGCTTGATAACACTCTTTTTTGTATTTGATTAATGTGTCACGGATTTCAGGTTTGCAACGATTAATATCAATACCAAATAACCAACCGTTTAAATATTCGATTGGTAAGCAAATCATTTCACGTTTTTTACCATCTTCGGCTACTATGATCATGACGATCATAGTTGAACTTAACACATTATCACGTTTAATACGTAACAGTTGTGGCTCCCATGATAATCCTATATTTTCACAAATAGGTTTCATTGCCACATAATGCATACCATTCTGCTCAATGGTAATTAAGGACTGATTGTTAAAAGATACTGTTTGAGTTGAGATTTGATTAGCCATTTCTGACTCCTTTGTTTTATTTTACGAAGATTTGACCTAATAGGGTCGCCAAGAGGTTCGTAAACCGAAACAAAGAACGGCCGGGATTATTCCCCTTTCGGGTGTTGTATTCTCCGCCCTCTCGGCATAGATAAGATGTGGTTATGCGCGATGAATGTTTAATGGCAATAAACAAACAAGGTTACTAAATTTCACGCATAAAAAAACCGCTATGCTGTCGGGTGCGGATTTCCGCTTTGTTTTAAGGTTACGAGCCTTGAAAAACATACTAATAAAAAAGCCCCTTGGGTGTCAAGAGGCTTGAAAAGTTATTGATATATTGATGTGTCAACAGGTTTTAATGTTTTATTTTTTAACATTTCTGCTTCTTTAATAATTCGATGGACATTTTGTGGTGTAAATGTAATAGCGTCATAACCACAACCTGAAGAATTTGTCATTGAGAAACAAGATACTAATACATTTGTGTTTTTATTGCCGGAGTGAAACGCATAGACGTTATATCCGTTCGTTGTCGGAACAATCGCAATTTCTTTCGTAAAATTATCTTTTCGTTGCTTCGCAAGCTTGTCCCAATCTAAAAATTTATTAAATGCCGCGAGATGTTCGCTTACATTCTTTTCCTGAATTTTTAAAGCAATTCCGACAGGCGAACCAGCCTGCATTCGGTATGATTCGACAACATATTCTAGAGATTTAGAACCATCTGGATAATCAATCAGATATGCTCTTGTTGGACGTTCTAAGTAAGTTGAACCAATATCATTAAATACCATTCCTTTTACTTCTGTTGGAATTTGTACAAAATCATTTGATGCGCAAGAGCTAATAATGGCAGTAGTCATAGCTACAAATAACAATTTTTTCATTTTAGGTTTCCCTCAGTTTAATTGATTTACCAATTCTACGAAACACAAAACATTTATTTAAGTTTTTATAAAAGTTTTTTCTAATTTTGTGACCTACATCTCAAAACTTTATTAATTTAACCGCACTTTAAGCGTCATAACGTGCGGTTCGAAGGCTGCCAAAGGTCAGCTGGACGTATTCCAAAAATAAAAGCCAGAAATAAAAATGTGTATGCAAATTGGCGCGCTTTCTTAGACTTATCAATTACTTCTAACATTTCATAGAATAAAGCTAATCCCGAAGCACGCTGCGCCAATGGCAAAACCAACCGCTGCAATAATTGCTGCACTTGCTAGCATTTTCCCTGCAATGCCTGCATCTTTTTCACTCATTTTTCCACCTACCTTAACTTGATGTTTTGGTGTATACTTAATCAAAATTGCTCCTTAGTTGGTTAAACTTGGAATAAGGGGTAAATAAAAACCCCGAACATTGCGAGTGTTCGGGGTTTGTTTTTTTATCTAAAAACTACACCACTTCTTCAAAGGTGCAGCTGATTTCCGTGTGTCTTTTAGTGACGGTTTTTGACCATTTCGGGCAAACGACTTTGATTAAATCGCCATTTTCGTATTCACGAAAGAAAAATGCCGTGACGCCACCATGCGATGTTAAAAAGCGGTCAAATTCGACCGCACTTTTGTGATTGAGCTTGTATGTCAGGTTAAATTTGCGAAGCAGCGGATTTAGTCCGTCCACCATCCGCTGTTGATAACCATCGCCAAAATTAAGCACTTTTCGTCTAGGTTCTTCCTCTACAGTGTATTTAGGCTGAGGACACCAAGATAATGTTTTTAATGCCATGTTTACTCCTAAGATAACAATCCACCAGGGCGCATATTCTTCTGCAACATTGTTCCCGCTTCTGCTTGCGCAATTTGTCGCACTAATTCCACGGTGATTTCAAGCTGTCCATTTCTTGATTGTTGGCTTACCGTTGCATCCATCGGTTCACCGTTATTAATCACCTTAACCGCTATATTCCCTGATGATTTAGGTTGATAAGCCATAGTAGGCAATCTTGGTACGCCAACTCCACCATCATTAGCAAAACCACGACGCACAGAACCGTAATTAAGATGATCTAAAAAGCCACGACCCAAACGAGCAGTGGCTTCTTTTGTTATGACGTATTCGCCCTTATGTACAATACCAGCTGGCGTGTATTTACCACCGTCACCAGTGTAACCACCAGTGGCAAAACTCATCGTTACTGATTGAATATTTGAAACGATACTGGCAGTTTGACTGGCTACCCGTGCATATTCAACTAAATTTGCTGGATAAGGTAATTTTGCTGCTTCCGACAAAGCTAACTGGATATTGATAATACTTTCCGCAATAGCGAAAGCTTTACTTGCAGCAAACATAGCTTTATAAGCAGCTGACTGTTGGCCTGCAGCATTAGCCATTACACCAGCCATCGTGTCAAAAGCTGAACTCATCATCTGCGTCGATTGCGCATAATAATCTGATTCCTTCTTCTGCCGCTCCAAATCATACTTATCTTGAATTTCTTTTTTGCGACGCTGATATTCTTCCTCTGATAATAATTTCTGCTCATTGCCGCTTTGCATTGCCTCCAGCAAGGCTAAATCGCGAGTGCGTTGGTTCTCGATCTCCTGATTTGGATCAAACTGAGCACGAAATTGTGCCAATGGATCGACCGCACTTTGTGACATCTGTTGCGCATAGTCAAACTGCACTCGATTCGAGGCTTTCGCCGCTTCACTTTGGTTGATCTGCCCTTTCTCGTATAATTCCTGAATAGATTTTAGTTCATCATCACGATTAGCTTTCAACAATTTTTCTGGCGCATATTTGCCAGCAAGCTCTAAACGTTGGCGAGCAAAGCGTTCTGCAATAGCCGTTTTTGCAGTTTCATATTCTTGATACGACACCACACCTTTTTTATTGTGTTCTTCCAACCGTTGGAACATTCGCGCTTGCTCTAACTTGATTTCGCCTAGACTAGAGCTGTTTTTCTTGCGAATTTCATCGTAGAAATTAAGCCAACTATCACGAGCATTTTCACCTGATTTGGCAGATTTTCTTTGTGTTCTGTTTTGTTTATCGTCCCACTGCTTTGAATATTTTTCATCCAAAGCATTGTAAGCCGCCATATAACCATCATTTTTGACGGTAATCCCTGCACTATCCAAATCTCGACGAATATTTAATGCAACCCAATCTTTTTTGGATTTAGCATTATTAATTTCATTCTGCAATTTTGTGCGGTCTATAAAAGCTTGGGTTTTATCATCAATATTTAAGGCTTGCGGAGATTTTCCAGATAATGCGTCACGATAGGCTTGATTAAAAATCAATAACCCATCTGCGCCCTCTCTTGCTGCATCGCCTACATTTAACAACTTACTCATCATTCCCGCTAATGGTGGCTGAACATTAGCGGCATTATTCGCCACAATGAGCATTGATGAATTAAATGTTTGTACGTTTTTATCGGTGCGCAATAACTCAAACCCAAGATTGCTTAAAACCGCATTAGTTTCATTTTCAGTTGTTGTTGCCAACTGTGATGAAATAGTTTCACTCACCCCCATTGCATCATTGAGTAGGCGTTGTTTTTCTTCCAAATCCGCGGTGATTTTGGCTTGTTCTCGCATTGCAGAAGCAATTTTCTCAGCGTAATTTACTAATGAGAAACCTTCGTTGTTTTCACTTTGCACTTGATAGGTTTTTATGGCTGCCGTTAAATTGTCATAACGTTTTTTTAGTTCTTCAATTTGTTGTTTTCGGGCGATAATGTTTTCTTCAAGTTTGGCTTGCTCTGCACGAAGCTGCACACTGTTCATTTTCTCTAAAGAGTGCGCCACTTGCTCAAGATTATCTGAGTAAGCTAGTGCTGTTTCTTTGGCTCTTTCTGCTTCTTGTCGCCACTCTAACAAATAGCCAGCTCCCAAAGAAAGCCCAACCGCCAACGCACCAATAGGACCACCAACTAATCCTAATGCACTACCTAATAAACGCCCTGCTGTACTGGTATTGCGCTTTGCAATGGCAAGGTTTTTATTCGCGGCTGCTTCCGCATTAATCGCAATGGTTAATTTTTTTGCCTGTGCTTCTGCCAATGTTTTAGCCGCAAGTAATTCCGCTTCTGTTCGTGCATGTGTGATTTTAAGTTGGATCACGCTCATTTCCGCTTGAGCTTCTGCACGCAATGCTGCTGTTCGTTTTACTTCAGCTTGCGCCACTTCTGATGCAACAAGCGCTTGTTTACGACTTTCGGCAATAAATCTGTTAAGCTTTGTTGCACCGACCGCCGCGCCGAATGTACCCATTACGGTCGCTGCCACGGTTAAATGATGACTAAATCCATTAATGATTTCGGCTGCAGTTCGGCTGACACCTATCGCATTGTCTGTTTCACCCACCCATTTAACTGTTGCCGTACTTAAATTTTCTAGTGCAGCAGAAATTGTTAAAATGCGTGAGCCAAATTGACTATCAACGCTACTTTTTGCTCTCTCTAATGCTGGAATAAGTACATCTGTAGTCAATTTCCCTTCTTTCGCCATATTGCGAAGTTCGCTAGTTGCGACTCCTAAGCCGTCTGCTATCGCCTTTGCCAATCCTGGTGTTTGCTCCATAACAGAATTAAATTCATCACCACGAAAAACGCCACTACCGAGAGCCTGTCCAAATTGCATTAGTGCCGCTTGTGCAGATTTTGCGCTTGCACCAGAAATTGCAACAGCTTTTGATACAGTTTCTGTCAAACTTGTGACCTGTGCTTGGCTAATTTTTAAGGCTTCTGCATTTTGAGCAAAGCGTTGATATACACCTGATGTCGCTTGGATACTTTGGTTTGTTTTAAGTGAAATATCAAAAACAGATTCTAAACCGCGCACACTGTTAATTGATGCACTTTCAACTAAACGAAGTTTATTTTGAATTTCAGTGTAGCCATCGGCATAATTTTTTAGTTGAGCAATTCTTCCACCAGCAAAACCAGCCCAAAAAGTACCTCGAGTGAAATTATTTAAATTTTGTGCCGCTTTCTCAATATTATTGAGATACTGAGATGAGCGAACTGAAAATTGTTTCGCTCTATTTTGCGCTTTTTCTAAATTTTGTTGAAAGCGCGCCTGATCTAACGTTAACTGAATATTTAATTGACCTAATAAACCAGACATACTTTATCCTTTAAAATAAAAAGGCCCACCGAAGTGAGCCTTTTCAAAAATGTAACTTAATCATCAAACAGAACTTTATTATTTGGACTGAATGCCAAAAAGTTTATTCCATTTATCTTCCCGCGTCAGTTTTTTATCTAAAACAATTCGAATGCAGTAAATCAAAGGAATCAACGATACTGCAAAAGCGAATACTGCTCCCCAAGGGAAAGAAGGGGTATTCAAATAACCACAAAAACCAGCAAAACCAATAATTAAAGCAATAACAAAAATAATACCCATAGAATCAAACAAAAAATCAAAAAAACTATCAATAAGCCATTTCATATTCTCTCCTTGGTTATTTTTTTATCATCGTACGATATACCCATATAGATTTCAATAGAAATATCATCGATTCGCCAAATATTCCGATGCACCGTCGTCATCGTCATTTTCTACCATATTTTCTTGATAAAAAAGCATTTTGCTGTAAATTGGATAAAATCACGCAACATACTTACCACCTTCTATAAGTTGAAAGTAACTGTTTTTCCTGTGGGTAATTCAACCGATAAATTTAACACACCACCCATTGCTTCAATGTAACGTTTAACTGATGATAATTTAATGTCATTGCCACGTTTTTCAAGGGCGACAACTGACGGCTGAGAAATACTTAATGCTTCTGCCATTTGCTTTTGTGAAAGCTCTAATTCTTCACGAATACGGTAAAGTTGTAACTCCATTCGCATATCGTCTGCCATAGCTTTCACTTTCGCTTGCTTTTCAGCTGGAAGATTATTCATCAGATCTTTAAATTTCACGCTCATTTTCTTGCTCCTTAGTTAATTCAGAAAGGTAATCATCATAGGTTTGTTCCGCTAGGGCAATCATCTCTTTGTAAAAGAGTTTTTCTTTCTTGCCTTTTTTATCTCCGCCACATAAAACAATCGCTTGTCTGACAGGGTCGAAAATATAAAATAAACGGAATACCGATAATTTAGACTGTACTCGCAATTCTTTTAAATTGGTATATTTAGAGCCTTGCAGCGTATCCGAATAAGGTCTGCTTAATTGTGGACCTTCTGTTGATAATAATTCCAACGCCGCATAGATTTTTAATACGTCATCTTCTGCCAGCGTTTCTAACCAGTTCAAAAGTGGGTCTTGTAAAATTACTTCCCATTCTTGTTTCATACAGCTATTACCTTTCTTATTATTTATATAGATTTTAATCTATATAAGATTCAGAAGCAATAGATAATTTAACGATTTGCTAAATAATCAGCCACTCCGTCATCATCTTCATCATCCATTTTTTCTTGGTAAAACGGCATAAAATCAGATAACTCTGGAGGCTTAGACTTAGGGTCTCGATTTATCATAGCAAGCAAATGTGAAACTTGTGCAGTACGATAATCCTCTCGCCATAATCCAAAAGGCTGTTCCTGATAAAACATTTCGTATTCTTGGAGATGACGCTCTGGCATTTGCTCAATTTCTTCAAGTGTTTTGCCGAGAGAAAGTGAGAGGTTTATTTGGAACTTTCTTCGGCTTGAGAGTTTTTTGGTTCATCTTCCACAATAGCTTGCGTTAATTGCTCAAATACAACCTTATCTAATTTGGAAAGTGCGGTTAAATCGTCTTCATTTTCCGCATCAAATAAATTAACGCCGTTTTCATCACAAAGGCGAATAGCTAAGGTGCGGGTTAAGCGATTTGGATCGTAGATTTTTGCCAATTGCTCGGTGAGTTGCTTTTCGTCGCTAAAATCAAGCGTAATACCTTGTGTTTCGGCAATTTTAATTAAGGCTTGCTGCTGCCCATATAAGGCGTTGTTCATTTCGCCGACGGTAAACTCACGAATGAAATAACGTTCTCCGTTAATATCAATCGGGGTAACTTTCGGTTTGTTGGCTAAAAGTTTTTCACGTAGATTCATTATTTATCACCTTTGTTTTTAATTGAATTAATAATATTTGGGAGTCGCCAAGCGATGATGAAACATACGCCTAACACTAAATAAGCTAAGGTCGTTTCCCATAACCCATATTGCATAGCTTGCTCCTTGAATAAAGGAAGAAAGTTAGTTATAATTTCCAATGAAGTTTATTCCTTTTAAGTATGGTTTAATTGGAATGAAAAACCCCGAGAGTTCGCTGCTTTCGGGGTTTTAGTTTTTATAAAGTGCGGTCAAAATTCACCGCACTTTGCGGCTATGCTGGTAAGTGATAATCGCGTTTTGCTTTTTTAATCGTTACACCAGATTCAAATTTACCTTTTACTTCACCACTGAAATTTGGTGAGGTTTGGATAAATCCTGTGCCGTAAAGAGAACCTTGAGCATTTTTCAATATCATCATCCAAGGGAAGGTTTCTTTCGCATAAAACTTCTTGCGCAAGTCAGCTTGCATTGCGGTAGCTGGCGCATAGAAGAAGGTTAATTTAATTGAGCCATACTCAATCTCACCTGCTTCTGTTTCTGTACCTTCAGAACACATGGTTGTAATATCTTCTTCACCTAATGTGTCGCCATCACCCTCAATCTGTTTAATCGCACAGAAATTAGATGACCATTTCACGGTAGAAACTTTAACTGCTGCGTAACTGGCTGGCGCATCTTGGCTTGTCCAATCTACTTCATCTGCAAGTGTAATTAAGTCATTGGTAACGGCTTTTACAGGATAATATCCATCAAGCGCACCTAGACCAGTTAGCTTAATAAAATCCCCTACTTTGGCACCATGCCCTGCTGATGTAATGGTTGCATTAGGCTTAACCGTTACGGCTGTGACTGCTTTGCCTTCGGTTAGACCAGTGCCCAAATAAAATTTAGTGCCTTGAAAAGGTGTTGTTTGTGTAGGCATATCTAGTCCTCATACTTAATTTGATATTTAAGGTTAGAAACGAACCAAGTACGATTTGTCGTATCTTGCTCGTATTCGTAGCTAATAAGAGTCATTTCGGAAATGTTTTCCGATAATTCATCATTAGATATAGCTACGCTTAATCGCTCTTTGATTTTGTCTGCAATATCATCTAATGCGTCGTCGCCTAAAGCTGTTTTCAGATAAATTGCGATATTTAATGCTGCGGTATATTCGTGATGACAGAGATCTACCTCTTCGCACGAAATCTCATCAAGAAAAACTGCAATAGCTGTTTTTTCTTGGTCAATATCAATAAATAAAGGGCGCCCAGAATAAATATTCTCAACACCCTTTATACTGCTTTTGAGCATATCCGACACTTGATGCCGAATCTTCTTATGAATTAGCATTTAATCCTCTATTTTTTTAAAATGTCACTCAACTCTCTTGTCAGTTCGACTTTGATCTGACTTGAATAATCTTTTAACTCATTATGGAAAGCCGTTGTTAATGGTCTAGATAACGGAATCTTAACAACATCAATTGAATACCGCTCTTTACCTTGTCGCTGCATAACGTGTTTACGACCATTTGCTAGAGTTTGAATAAAACCACGTTGTATTTGATATTTGCCTATTCTAATTTGCCCTTTACTCGCTCGCATGGTTCGTCTAGGGTTTTCCAATAATCGAATTAACGGTAAATTTCTTCTATCAACTCGTATTTTTGCAACTGGTCGATTCGCTGTTGCTTTTTGGGATAATCGAGTTCGCTTACGGATTAATTTAGCTGGCACATGAATCTCTTTGGATACATTTTTTGTTCCATTTTTGATTGCACTTCTCGCCACCTTATTAATCGCTTTTGCTGCCGCTTTAGGCGCGACTTGATTAGCCAGTTTTTGGATATTAGCTTGTAATGCTGCCATCCCTTCAATTTTCACCGCCATATTTACTCCAATTGCAGCACGATCTTCCCATCTTCAAAACTAAACCCTCGCACAACATATTCCTCTGTTGAAGAAATAATGATATCTCCAAGTTTTGGCTTATATCCTGATGCTTTAAAAAGAGTGAGAGTACGCGTCGTGCCATTAATTAAGTAATCATCGGTGTAATTGCCACTCATTAGTTTTGGGCTTTCATCAAGCACAGCTTTGTATTTTTTGCCGTTGATAACATAGACGGACATCATCACATCTGATATGACTTTGTCCGCCTGTGCGAGTGCGTCATCAAACGGACTAAGTGTTGATCTTGACATCTACAGTGCCCATCGATACGCCACTAGCATGCCAAGCAATACCTAAACGCTTGTTACTACCTGCGGTAATGGTTGCACCATCGGTTGCTGACCAGTAAACAATTGCACCTTGTTTAATGTCATCTTCCGCTTTTGCTTTCACCGTGAAAACACCAGTGGTTAAGCCAACGCCTGTTTCATTTTGTGCAACGTGAGATACTGCGATTACAGCAAGATTTTCTAACATCACCACATCGCCACTTTTTACTGCCGCAGTAGAAGTGAAACGCACGGTGTTTCCGTCTTGTAAGTAATTTTTAGACATATTTAATGATCCTTTAATTTTGATAATAAAAAACCACACCTCGCTTAAAAGTGCGGTCGTTATTTAAGGCGTTTTAAGTTACTTATTGGTAACTTTTACAATGCCACGGTAGTCAATTACATTAACACCTGCATCAATGCGCACCTTGGTAGATACGCCATCAACAGTGAAACCTTGTTGTTGCTCCATGTATGGCGTATCAATGCCGTCAAGGTAAGAAACTTCAATAGCCTCTTTGTTGATTAAGTACCAAGATTTTGGATTGGCGACTTGTAAACGTGCGGATTTAACTGTCGGCACAATGTCGCGGATTGGATTGATAATGCCAGAATTGATATCAGCCCCCTCCACACTTGCTGAACCTAGAACTTGTTTAGCACGAGTATAAAGTGAGGTTGGTAACAACATAAAATCAGGCTCAATCGCTAATGGTTCACCACGAGTATTGACAAAGCCATTCATCATTTGAATTGCTTTATCAATATTGGCCACATCTAATGCAGCATTATCAAATGAGTTTTTGTGCGAGCCATCAAATAATTTTTTGCCATCTTGTGCAATCGCGTTACCAGTTAATAACGCAAACACTAATTTAGCGATGGTTGCACGTGCCGCTTGTCCCATTTTTTCAGGAATTTTTGTCAACAAGTGCATATCGTCATTGATGATTGCTTGACGGGTAATACTAAATAATTGCCCGTAAGTCGCTAATGCAACGCTAGCGCCCTCATCGCCGATTGTGCCGTAGGTGTACTCCTCACCCTCACCAACTTGCGGTAAGTAACCAAAGTCACCTAATCCAACACGTTTCGCCGCGCGGAAGTCGGTTAATGTGCCACGAGATGTAAACTGATCAAAGTTTTCCGCTGCGGTTTCCCAACCTTTAAGCAAGGATTTGTGCGCTACATCAATTAAGATCTGACCAAAGTCAGAGCTTGAGTGAGTAAATGCCAAACCAACCATGCTCATTGCATTTTGACTCGATACACTAATACCTCGATCAACCAATGATGCACGAGCAAGCTCACGCAATGTCATCGCATTGTAGGCGTTGTCTTTAGCATTTACTTTGTCTTTGTCGATACCTGCACGAGCCAATAAGGATTGTTTCACGCTATCACCAACAATGTTACCGTTATCGGCATAAGGCGTTACTGCTGCACTTGGGGTTGTGCCTGCACCAAGTTTTGCTAATAATTTGTCTTTGGCTTGATCTGCGGTAATTGATAAATCACCTAAACACTCCACTAACAAATCATTGTGCGTAGTACCAAACGGTGCAAATACCGCTTTAATGTCGGCGTTACGTTTATTTAATTCAGCCTGCACTTGTGCGGTGTTATCTACCGGAGCTGTCGGCGCTTGATTTACCGGTTCAGTTGGTGCTGGTTGTGCAGGAGTTGGTGTTGCTTGTGGTGCGGATGCGCCAGCGTTGCCTTGTGGCTTAAACATCATGTCTTTCATTGCTTTTGGCATATTTTCAAAGTCCTCTAATTTTCTTGATTTAATAGACGCCATCGCCACAAGTGGTTCGGCTAGTTTGTCTGCAAATCCTTGTTCAACACATTCTTTTCCGTTGAGCCAAGTTTCTGCTGATAGCATTTCTGCTAATTCTTCAGGTGTTTTTCCTGTTTTGCTTGCATAAGCTGGGATTAGCGTATTTTCGACCTTGTCTAATAAGTCGGCATATTTGCGCATATCCTCAGCATCGCCACCTTGGATGCCCCAAGGCTTGTGGATCATCATCATTGCATTTTCCGGCATGATTACCTCATTGCCCGCCATCGCAATAACGCTCGCCATACTTGCCGCCAAGCCGTCAATGTAAACTGTCACCTTTGCAGGGTGATTTTTTAGCAAGTTGTAAATCGCGATCCCATCAAAAACATCACCACCTGGTGAGTGGATGTGTAGGTTAATCTGCTTAATGTTGTTTCCGCAGTCTTTTAAATCCTGCGCAAAGCTCGCAGCAGATACGCCCCAAAATCCGATCTCATCGTAAATTGAGATCTCTGCCGTATCGTTGGCTTTGGCTTTGATTGAGTACCAAGACTGGTTATTCGTCTTTGTTGCGCTCGTTGCCATCGCCACCGGCGACAGAATCATTTTTTGTTTTGTCATTTGTCGTACCTGTGTTAGTTAAATCAGTGTCAAACTTGAGACCAAATTTGCGGTTTTCCTCAACCTCAACTCTACGTCTGCGTTTAACTTCTGCCGGGTTGCTGCCGCTTGCTCGTACTGCTTGGCTTTCGGTCGCTAATCCACCTTTGATGCGCTCTTTCCACGCTTGCGCCTCTTTTGTCGGGTCTATCCACGGCATCACTGGGCCACTATAAACAGCGTTATAAAGTGATGCAGGATCAATATCGACTGGCACATCAATTTCACCGCTGACAATCGCCATTTTTAGCCATTCTCTGTATATCGGGCGTGAGATGTGCGCAACAAAGGTATCTTGTAAAACGGAGTAACCCTCAAAGCTCTCCACCAACTCTTGGCGCTGGCTTGAGTAAGTCCCGTTATAGTCACGAGCAATGCTTGAGTAACTTGAGCGAGTCCCCGCCGCCGTTGCTCTTAATTGTCCGTTTCTAAAGGTTTCAAGGTTAACGTTCGGGCGGTTTGAGTTGATTAACCCGATGTCCTCACCAGGTTTTAAATCATCAATGATTGCACCGGGAGCAATCTCAAAATCTCGCTCCGGACTGTCTGCACTGTAATCCTCATTATCTCCGTAGAGTGCGGCATCACCTTTTTTGATGTACATCGTAAAGGCGGCGGCAATTCGTGCGGCCACACGCTCGCTTTCCTCATAATCTTTAAGGTCAGCAAGTCGGATAATTACACCGTGCAACATCGATACGCCACGCAACTGGTGCAAGCGTTTTTTAAACGCAAGGTGCAACATATTTTCTGCCGGCACCGATTTAACTCGCCCGTAAGTGCGGTTATTTTCTTGGGGGTTGTCCATGTAAACACGGTACGACTTAGGACGACGCCATGCGTCAAGCTCTACCCCTTGAATTAAATTTGCCGTATCAAGAGTATTCATCGGCACAAAATCAGGCTCTAACGCCTCAAGGCTAAATGCGATTTTAGTACTGTGATTGAGACCAGCTACACTGCCTCGCACAAGTTGGATAAACACTTCCCCATCACGGAGCCACGTTCGCAACAACATCCGCTCAAGTTCCGGGCGGGTAAATTGCCCGGTAACTTCTGGCCGCACAGACCATTCCGCCCATTTTTTGCGGATTTGCTCTGCCAAATCCTCATCAACATCACAACTTAAATTTAGCGGTTGTGGTTCAATATGGATTCCTCTGGAGCCAATCACGCGCTCTTCCATCTTGTCCAAAATGCCGATCACAATATCGTGATTTTGGTCTAACGCTCGAGCTTGTTCTCGCAAACTGACTGCACTTTGTTTGGTAGATACATTCGCGCCTTGGCTTTCGCGTTTTGCCTTATGTGTACGGCTTGGCATTGCTGCCTCGTATGCATTCATCACATATCGGCTTTTTGCTCGCTGTGCGCCCCATTTAGGCGAGATTGCGGCAATCGCTTTATCTAATATTCCCATTGTTTAAAATCTCGCATATTTGATTCTGTGGCGTTTTACGCGCTGTCTTGTTTCCGCCAGTAACTCATTTAGCATTTGTTGATAGCGGTCACGTTGTTTTGTCCATTCGGACACTTGATAAGATACCGATCGCCCATTAAAGCTAACTTGGCTTTGGGCGTTTTCGATCTTTTCATCAAGCGTTCGGATTTTTTCCTCAAGCTCGTCTTTATCGTAAATCACAGCCACCCACCTTTTTTCTTGCTTACGCCACCGTTTAGCCAATTACTTTTTGTTTTGGGTTTCGGTTGCAGTTTTACTTGTTCAATTTCTACCGCACTTTCAGTTTCTTCTTCCAGTGCAGTTGTCTCTTTTCGGATTACATCAGGATTTAATCCAGGTAGTTTTGCCCAGTATGGGACATTGTCCTCATCGCCCCACTTAATACGCTCATAACCACGCAAAATAGCGATCGCATGGGCATAGCAAAATAAGTCAAACGCCTCATTGTTGCCCTTACCTGGTTTACTCCATTTACCGTCTTGTCCTCGCTCTTCGTATGTCAGCTCATCAAAAAACCATTCGCCTAACCATGATGGGAAATGAATGTAATTGGCACCAACAGTCTCTCGACTCAGTGCGTTACTAATGCGATCTTTGAGTTGGTCAGTTTGGAGTAGGTATAGCGGCACATCACCTCGTGCTTTAGCATGACGATCTGACCGTGAGGTGTTATCAGGATAAGTTCGAGAAATCAGTTTTTGGCGTTTGGTACTATCACCTTTAACGAGATACACTCGTTTTGATATGCCATCTCGTTTGCATCTACGCCAAAACTTATAGGCGTTATCTGTTACACCGTCCTCACCGCCACTATCCACCGCCATTGCAAGGATTGGCATGACTCCGCCGTCTAATCCCTCAATACGATATTGCTTATTAAGCACATCACTGATGAGTAAATCCCAATCCTCAGGGTAGGCGGACGGATCAATTGGTAGACTTTCCCCATCTGAATTGCTCCGCATTGATGATTTAATGTTGTATCTATCAATGAGCCACCGTTCGCTATTTTCACCATAGCCCACAATTTGGACGACAAAACGGCGATTCCGCCCACCCTGTACATCAACTGCAGCCAATAAAAAACGGCACCCATAAGGTACCGTTCTTTTTTCTGTATCTTCTCGCCGCTCCATTAATTCATCACTTCGGCGTTGCTCAAGTGCGGAGCGTGGCAAATAAGGCAATCCCCAGTCTGTATTTGTTACTGCCTTTAGCGTTTCTTCACTGCCTGTCATTTCAAATTCATGTTCAGCAGTGAGTAATTTATAAGTTAATTGCGCCCATGTTTGATAAGCGGCGGCAGGGCCTTCTAGCCAAAATGATGCAATACGGGAGTTTCTGCCCTCGCCATGTATCACACCATCTTTGTCTATCGTTTGCCCTTCCTTTAGCCATTTGCCGCCAATGTTTAATGCGCGTTTCTTGTCAGGATCTACGAGAGATTGACAATGTGGGCATTGTAAACGAGCGTTTTCGCTCGCCTTAACATAGTCAGTATCATTACGATAACCCACCATATTTGCCATTGATGGCTCAAACCATTCTTTGCAATATGGACATTGCCAATAAAATCTACGTCTATCACCGCGATTATATAAAGATAAAATCCCAGTTGTTGGCGGTGCCTCGTGAGTAGTTTTTGGATGATGTTTTATATCAACAATATCCTTGCCTGGTGAACTCTCTACAAGTGTCATACCCGCACTCATAAATGTAGTCGTACGTTTGGACGCTAAACTAAATCCGTCACCCTCGCCGTCCACATCATCGGGCCATCGGTCGTAATCTGTTAATGCGACGTATTTGTAATCTGATGATGACAATACGTTAATTGACGGCCAGCCAATCTTTAATAAATTACCTGCCCTAAAATATTTATCGTGGACATTGTTATCGTTTTTACGCGGGCTTAATCTTTTTGCAATCTCAGGTGAGCATCTAAAAGTGCGGTCTAAACGTTTACGACTATGCTCACTGGCTTTCTCTTGTGTAAGTTGCACCAAGAGGAAATCAGACGGATCGCAAATAATCGCATAAGTGATCCAGCCATCAATCAATCCGATTGTTTTACCAGTACGAGCTGGCCCAACAAAAATAACTGCGTCATACTCACGAGAGTTTAGGCAGTCCATCGGATCTAACATATATGCAGCAGTATCTTTATCCCATTTAACAGAGTTACCACCGCCAACAGGCACTCGCATATATTCCGCTACGGCTTCCGATACTTTCATTCGGCGAGGCGGTTTAAGTAGATTTGCAATATCTCTCCTAATATCTTTAGCTGATGCAAACATGACTACTCCTCTGATTTATTATCGCCAGCCTGTATATGTAATGACATTTGCGATTTAACGTCATCAATCACCTGTATTACACGAGTTAATTGTGCTGGAGTTAACGCACAATCACGCTCTAAAATATCTGGCAATGTATCAAGTGATTGCACAACAGCTTTAGCCAAAAATCCCATCTCTTGAGCAACTTCAAAGGATGGTACCAGTTCGCCAGTATCTCGCTCGTATTTAAGTCTTTCGTTTTCCGCTTGCCAAAATGCTCGTCTCTCAACAGGTGACAAGCTATCAACATCCGCCGTCATTTTTTCGGCAAGCCCGATTTTGATTAAATCAGATAGTGCATAGAGCTTTAATTTGGAATTACTGCCAATAGCTGGCGTTAGTCCTGCAAGCCTTTGTGACACGGTTTGCCGATGCATTCCGACCAGTTCGGCGATCTGATTTATATTGAGTTTTAAGTCGTATAAATTATCCATAGCCGAGACCGTTAAAATGCCCAAAAAAGGGAAAAGATGATGATGACTAGAAACCTAAAAAACTGTCGAAAACCGCGAGCCCGAAACCCCGTGGAAAGGGGTATCCCCTCAGGAGTACCTTTTCTAGCCTGACTTACTCACACTAATTTATTTAATTTGTAATATTTACATTACATAGCTTAGATATAACCCCGAGATTTTTAGAGCGGGGGGATAGCTGAGATATGTGCGCATATAAAACAAAAGCGACTCTTGTCAGCCGCCTTTATTGAAGATTTAAATATTAAATACTGTCTTACCTTGCTCATTGGTAACGTAGATATGATCTCCAGTGCCAATTAAGCTGTATGCAATCTCTTTCTCAATGCCTTGATCGCCGTGCTCGTCGTCCGGTATAAAATCAATCATCATACCAATGATTTTATCTGTTGGATTGTTTCGAGCTGAGTAGTAGATTGACTCCTCGCGGATAACCTCTTTGCACTCTTGGTCGCCGTACATTGGCTGGGTGTAGTAGATGCCGTTAAGTGTGGTCGGCTTTTCTTTTAGTTTGTCCGCCAATCTGAGCATCTCTTTGTACTCACGAGAGGTCTCATCGTAAAATACAAAGCTATTACTCTCGGTGATTGACGTTACACCGTCTTGGATGATTTTAATTGTTAGCATAATTGCTCCTGTTGTTTTTATTGATAAAAAAAGACCGCACTTTAATTGGCGGTCTTGGTTTGGTTAATCCACTTATTGAGATTATCTACCTGGCTTGCGCACTTATCTCGCTCTGCTGTTACCTTAACAAGCTGTATGACTACATCGCCGTATGTTTCCCCAGTAAATGCTGTTTTGACACAAGGTACAGTATAGGCTTGAGGCGGATAAATATATTCAGCTTTGGTTGTGATTTTATTTGTACAAGCGGTCAAGAACAGACTGAGGCAAACGAGTGTGAGCACAAGGCTGTGTCTTAATGATTGTTTTAACTGATTCAGCATTTTCTGTTGCTATCCTTTCTATTTCATCATTACGCTCTTGTTGCTCAATAACGGCATCACGCTCTTGTTGTAACGCAAGGCTCAATGATTTATTAGCATTTTCTTGTTGCTGGATAGTTTGGGCTTGTGCTTGGTTCTCGGCTTTTAAACTACTTATCTTCTGAGATTGAAACCAAGTCCAACCACACAAGCCCAAAATCAAACAAAGTGCGGTCAATTTTATGGCAGTTTCAAATCGGCTAAACATAATGCTTTCTCTTTTTCTCGGCGAACCACCAAACCTGCTAATTTTTTACCACTGGCATACACCCATCTAGGAAATTCGCCACAAGCCTTTTCATATTGTTTTGCTCGAAGATATTTAAACATCGTAGATTTGCTTACTGCCCCACAACCCACATTAAAAGTGATTGACACCGCAGAATCAAATACCGATTGCGGTAACATCTCGCCATTACCATATTTGTTCACACATCGTTCAGCAATCACAATATCATTCTTCCAACGTTCGGCAATTTCCAAATCTGTGTAACGGTGTTTTGGATTGATTTTCTTACCACCATATTCAGTTGAACCAATTCCTACGGTCAAAACATCCGCAGGGCATTGATACGGATCACGTCTGCAACCCTCGGCATTCCCAATAATTTCAGCACCTACAGGACTTAATCTTAGCTCGCCACTGAACTGAGCATACATTAATCCCATTACCGTAATCACAGAACAAACACCAAGAGCTTTCCTAGTTTTTGTCAAAATCATCGTCAAATCCTAAAGACAATCGTTTCATTTTCACACGGTGTATTTCTTCTGCACGCCGTTCTTCATTTTTTCTAACTTTCCCTTCTTGGCATTTAGCATACATATTCACGAGACCACTTATTAAACCTATAACAAGCCCCATAATAGCCAGCCATTCTTGAAATGAATACATTGCCCAGAACGCACCAAAGCCAGACCAAAAAATACTTTGGCTTCCTGCATCTTTTAACATTTTTACACTCCACCCATTTACAGGGCTGATAAAAAAGCCCACGTATTAACGTGAGCTTGTGATAGATGGCCTTACCCCGTGCGATTTCTCGCGCAATAAAGTCTAACAAGGTAAGGAGCTATTACTGTAAATAAAAAGCCCCGACCGTTTCCGATCAGGGCTGTAAAATTCTTTTGTGCGTTTGCTATGCGCTAAAACCGCAACTTACCGAATATGGTACACTTTCACTTGCAAGTAATCAAGTGTTTTTATAAATTTTTCGGTAGTTTATTGGGCGATGAGGTTTTTCGCTCTTTCCCAGTTCATTCGATTAGACGCTTTAAATGGCTGAATTAAGCGTTGAATGGTTGGGAGCGTGTTTTTGTATTGGCGTTGATATTCTTGATGATGGCTGATCACCATTCCTGTGAAATAAGAGCCGATAGTTTCTAACGGTTTGATCATATCGCCAAGTAAGGTGTTCATTTGCTTGTGTCCGCACCAAAGCCAAACGAGTTGTTCAAGTTCATACTCAGTAAATTCAAACGTGTATTTCTTTTCAGGCTCAGGCAAAGATAACTGTTGCGGTTGAAGTTGATATTTTCCTGTTTTACGAATTTGCGGAAGAACTTCTTCAAATACCCAAGCTTCGAATGGTTCAGCTTCTGGTTTACGAGATTTGATGATCAGGCGGTAAAGATTCGGCTCATTGATGAATGTCATTTCCTGATCTGCACTTTTTGTAGGGGTGTAACGTTTCGTTACGCCCCCTTGTTTGCAATGATCTTGTAATGCTTTTCTTGAATTTGTATATCCAAGAATGGCGCAAACATCCGTGCCGCAAAACCAAAATTCACCTCTTGGATCTGAAATTACGCGAACAGGAAGATCTTTAAAATTAAATGTTGAGAATTGAATTTGAGTATTCATGCTGTTTATTCCTTTTTGAGAGGATTGATAATTTACCCATAATTGGGCGACCAACGGCTCAAAACCAGTAAACAGTCTGGCGGAGTTATTCCCTTTCGGTATTGTATTCCTCGCACCGTCGGTCATTGATTCTTTGAGAATTTTATAATGGCGGTAAAATTCTCAAATTTTAGATACAAAAAAATCACACTGACGGGGTGAATTAATTCCGCTGTTTAAAAGGTTTTTGAGACCTTGAATAAAATAGTAGAGGAAAATTTGGAGAATGTAAAGAATAATAATGTAATAAATACGATAAAAAAACTTGCGCTAATTTGTAATAAATACTACAATAACAACATCTAAGGCAAGGTGCTTTAGATACAGCAAACCCCACGCTGTTTAGAGTGGGGCTTACTTAAGGGATTAGATAATGAAACCCTATCAAATCATTATCTTAATCATCGTTTTAACGCTAACTTGCTGTAGTGGTACAGTAATTAGCTAGATGAACAAAGGGGGAAGGTGAGATGTCCCCCGATGTCCCTCACTATAATCAAACAAAAAACAAAATGCAAGGATTTTTCTATGGCAATGACTCGCGCAGAAATCAACGCCAAAAGCGATAAAAAACGTAGCGTACGCCTACAATCTTACAAACTACACGAAGATATCATCAAATTGCTTGCTGAGCTTTCCGAGAAAACGGGCAAATCTAAAACCGCGATTGTAACGGAAGGGATTTTAGCAATGGAGAAAGCCTATAAAAATTAAGGCGTGAAATTAATTTGTCTAAAAAATGCGGTCAAAATCGACCGCACTTCCCTACCCCAAAAACATAAACTTAATCTTCGCTCCAGTAAATGCACCTTTTAGGAATCTCACGCCCTTAGCACGCTCACGATACATATGCGCAGGGGAAATATGGAGTGCGGTACAAATATCTCGTTCATTTGCTTGCTGAACGTATAACGCCATTAAAATTTGGTATTGAAGCAAGCTATCCTCGTGAAGATTCATAATTTGCTCCTCAATTTTTAAACATTCGGCATCCGTTAAGAATCGAATGTGAGCCTTGCGCACGGTAGGTAAAACAGGAATAGAAATTGTCGTGCTTGGGTATTCTGTGCCAATTCTGTCTCTACCCCAGCAATTACCCCACTTTTCCAACACTCTCTCAACGCTATACGACATTCTACTCTCCTTCCAGCTCTTTAATTTTTGCCTTGTAATACTTAATAATCGCCTTGCAATCTTCAATGGTGTATTTCTTTGGCTCGTGGTCTTGGCGTTCTAACCAAGCAACCTTATCTGCACCGATTTTATTGACGAGATTTATTCGATATTCGATTATGTTTCCGCTCTTGTGGTCATTACAGGGTGCGCATTGCTTATGTACGTTGAGCTCACAAAATCTTAATTCAGGGCACGCCCCCACACTTCGATAATGCCCAGCGTGATATTGTCCTTGATGATACCGACCGCAACTGATACAGGGTTCATTTTTATCTCGTAAACGGATAAATTTATTAAATACTGACTGGGCCTCTTTCAGCCATTCTGAACGACTTTTTAATTTAGCTTTACGTTCCCTTTGTTTTTTCTTTTCTGCTCGCTCTTGTGCTTTTTGCGCATTATCTCGAGCTAATTTAATTGCACATTTAGGCGAGCAAACTTTCTGTGTTGAGCTAAAGGTTTTTACAAACGCTTTGCCGCAAACTTTGCATTGATACTCTTTCGCCATTAGCCAAACACCATATTAAACATTCCCCAAACTGCCACAATAAAAAGTACGATTTTTAACTCTAAAATCTCGTCATCGTTTAAGCGTTTCATTTAAATCCCCATCTATCGTTAAATCTCACGCCATTTTGCACGCCCCAACAGGTAATGTACTCTATTAGGCTTGCTAGTCGTTTTACGCTCATTTGAGCGGTGCTTTCTCGTAGATTGATAACTTCCCCCTCAAGCCCGATTACCATTTCAGCCTGACCACCTGTTGCGATTTTGTGAGCCGATACCATAATCATTTTCCAAGTGTCAATGTCTCGCTTTTTACCGTTAAACTCGCACTGTTTGCTAATATCGCTTAGTAGTGCGTGAAGTTTTGAGTTCTGCTCAAGTGAGCGTGTTATTGGTTGGATTTTTACCACCAACGGTTTTTTATCGTCCGTTGGCAGCTCTTTGATCAAATCTAAGCAATTATTTTTAATGCGTTGATCGCGTAAAAAGAAAGGCTTGTATTGGCTCATAACATCATTCCCAACGCTTGAATAACATCGCAATATTCATTCTTTGCACTCCACACCTAAATCTTCTAACCCAAAATAACCGCAAGATTTTGTTCGATTAACTACACTATCTTTGCTTACCTGCGGAAAGGGTATCGGCTCAATTAAGTGACCGTTACAACGAAAACGATCGTCATCCCATTCACTGCTTGATATAAAATAATCTGGCGTATAAAAATCCTCTAATTCCGCACCGCACTTTGGGCAGATGAATAATTTAGAACTCATTGCAATGCCCCTTTCATCATTGCCATCAAGCTATCGCGCGCCTTATCAGCTTTCGCTTTATCGTAAAAACCTGGTTTTGCTGGAATCATTTTCGGAACATCCTCAAAAGGAGTATTCGACCGCACTTTTTCCGCCGCTTCTGTGAGTAATTTCGGAATAGTTTTCAACGTGTCCTCTTCCGATTTTTTCTTGCACTTTTCGTACAGATTTTTAAGCAACCAAAATTCCACTTTTGAACGATATTGAAATTCATCCCGATTGAATCGGGCATAGCCTAAGAAAGTATTATAACGTTGGTATAATTCCGCTTCGTTCGGTAAACCCAGTGCGTGATAGTCGTAGGCTTTGCACCAATAAACAAACAACCCTACGCTAGGTAAAAATTTATCAAGCGATTTTTCCGCTTCACAAATCCCATTCTCCAACTGAGGTCTCGTAATTTTTTCTCGTGCCAACACACGCAACCAAGTTTTTTTGGCAGAGAGATAATCCGCTTCGGTTTCAAAGGCTGCACGCCAACCAGGAAAAATTGATTTAAGCTCTTGAAAGAGCCAGTTAATCGTCTCTTCCGCACGCTGTGCTCGTTCTGGTGGGAGCGTGTTAATTTGGTTTTCTGTTATGGAATTTGCCATTGTGTACCGTCCACTGTGAAATTCATTCCTGCAGACCAGCCTGTCTGCGTATCGTTAAATTTGGGTTTGTTGGGGTGTGATTGCCCTAAGTGCGGTAAATTTGGTCGCAGTTTCTCATCACGCCAATCCCACGATGCGTTAAATCCCTGCCAGTTGCGTTCGATGCAAATCTCCACCGCTTCACAAATCGAAATCCCCGCTTTGTCCGCTTGTTTTTGCAGACAGTTGAGTTGCGTTTGGTTAATTACGCCCTTTTTGGCTTTGCGGTGTGCGATAAAATCTTTCGCCAGTTGTCCTGTTATGCCAAACCGCTCAAGCAAAATTTCGGCTTCGCTTTTTTGCGTAGTTTTTTTAGGTTCATTGACTGGTTCTAAAGAGTGACTGGTTCTGGGTGAAATATTTTCACTACCCCCTAGTGCAAAATTTTCACTACCTAGTGAAATATTTTCACTACCCAGTGCAAAATTTTCACTACCCAGTGCAAAATTTTCACTACCTTGTTCAAGGTGTAAAAAGTATAAATTTGAGATGGAACCATCTTTATTTTTACGTTCTTTTTTGCTTACTAATCCCATTTTGATTAAATATTCAATGTGATTGATTGCACTACGTCGGGTCATCTCGCATTTATCGGCAATGTATTGATAACTTGGAAAACAAATTCCATCATCATTGGCATTATCAGCCAGTTTTAAAAGCACAAGTTTTCTAGCAGGATTACCAACCTTACAATTCATTGCTTGAACCATTAATCGCATACTCATAGCATCAACTCCGAAGCATAACGTGACGCGATAAATTCAATGCCTTTGCTTGTTACGCGCGTCTGTGTGTAATTGTGACCGTGTTCAGCGGTACCTGTTTTAACCGTAAAAAGATCTTTCGTGTGTGCCGATTGATAAGGCAAAAGCACGCCTGATTGACGATACAAATATTTATCTTCCACCAAGCGATTGACTAATGCACGCTCAGGCATTTTTAAAATCTTCGCCGTCTCACGAAATGATTTACTCGTCCCTACTTCCACATAGTGATCAACAAAAGCGACTTTAGGCGCATTACGCTCTTTTTCTGCTTGTAACTGAGCGGCTAACATCAACGCCTCAGAAAAAGATTGCGGAATAAGTGCGGTTGGTTTTTGTTGATTTTCCAACGCTTGCCAGCGATCGACAATTGCCGCAGTAAATTCAGGACAATTCTGAGCAACAACAATTAAACTATCTCGTTTGGTTAGATGGTACTCATAATAAGTCTGACCGTTCTGTGGATGGGTGTAAGCCATTGGCTGATACCCCCAAATCACCTCTTTTGCGATAAGTCTTTCGATTGAACGACACAGATCGCTGTGGTTTTTATTGATTAATTCCGCAATTTCACGACTACTCATCGTCAAAGTGCTTGTGTTTTCTTTCGAAATCGTTAATAATTGATTCATCTGTATATTCCTTAATGAATTAGCCACGAAATCTCCTCGTGGCTTTTTTTATTTCTTGTGTAACACAATCGCACATTCAATCGAATGTTGCGTCGCTGCCAAATGTTTACTCAATGCTTGACGTATTTTGTCTTCTTCTTTCGAAGTGATTTCGCCGTCTTCTAACGCTGTTTCTAATGCAGCAAATAACAAGCCTCGTGCGGAAAGCTCGTGCAGTTGTAAATTAGCAAGCTCAACCTTGTCTAATTCATTCTCTGCTACATCAGGTACAAAACGCCCACCAGCCAAACGGCATAGTTCATCAATAAATTGCGTGCAGCCATATTCTTGCTGAATCGCAATTAATTCTTCATTTTTGAATCGTTGGCCCTTTATTTGATAAAGGCGATTCTTTAATTCACTTTCGGTAAAACCTAGGAATCCAGCTACCGCACTTCTCCCCCCAGGAATCCGATCAATCATTTCGATAATAACTTTCTTCATTTCCATAATTTTTGCCTTATTTTTATGGTTTTCTTTTTGGTAAAGGTTGGTAAATTACGTTCTAAGGTGTTTTGGTAATCCATCATCTGGGTTTGGGTATAAGTTCGGGTTTAATTCGTGCGGTGTAACCAAATAATTAGTTACGGCAGACCAAGCCAATGTTGTTTTCGCACTTAACTCACAACGACCCGTCAAATAATGGCTAACAAATCCCTGCGTTTTTTGTACAAGCCGAGCAAACTGTTCTTGTGTAAGTTTTTTCTCGGCTAAATATTCGGTTAATTTCATATAGCCTCCTGAATGTTAAAATATTAGCAAAACTATTTCGGTGGTTCAATAGCTTTAATATTTTAACTATTCTTGATCTTATTAGAGGGGCTAATATAATTCAGGAAAAGATACAAGAGGGATGCAATGAGCGAAGCGGAACAAAGACTTTTTGAGATTAAAACTCGCCTAAAAAGTATTTATGAAACAAAGAAAAAAAATTTGGGATTAACTCAAGCTAAAATCGCTAATCTGTTAGATATTAAGACACAGGGCGGTGTAAGCCACTACATGAATCCAAATAGCAAGCAACCTATAAGTAAAGAAACGATCATTAAATTTGCTTCGATTCTTGATGTTGAACCATCGGATATAGATCCTGATATTTCTGAGGACTTCACCACTCTGGTAACAAAAGCAAAAGAGTTTTCGGAGCCAATAGCCACTGATTCAATTAAGCTCACGTTGCTTGATAACCATCTTGCTGCCGGCGATGGTGTCATCAACCTTGATTATCCAGATGCTATTCGTTCAATCGAGTTTTCACGCGATAAGTTCATGGAGATTTTCCAGCGCAAAACAGCAAATAATCTCTCGATTGCGATTATCGACGGAAACAGCATGTACAACCCAAACAATGCCGAAATGAGCCTAAAGCATGGTGACATTGTAGCGATTGATAGAACAATTAATGACTTCAAAGATGACGGAATTTATGCGTTTGTATATGAAGGAAAAGCAAGAATTAAGCGCTTGCAGTATCTAAGCGGATATAGACTAAAAGTAATTTCTGATAATCCAAGTTATGAGCCCGAAATCTTAGAAAAATACCAAGTAGAACAGATTCACTTTGTCGGAAAACTAATCAAGAAACTAACACTGGATATTGTTGATCTTTAATAACTAACCAAGTCCTAAGGAATAAACATGGTAAAAAAAACTCAAAAAGAGGTTTCAACAGAAAAGAAAATTGAAGTGGCTCAAGTAATATTAAGAGCCTTTAAAATCAATAACCCAAATGCAACAACACCAACGAGTCAAGTAAGAGAAAAGCTCGAAGCTTTTTTAGAAAGTGAACATTCTGCCGAGCAACGTTGTTTGGTATTAAATCCTGATGATACCAATAAAGAACAAGACCTTATTTCTGACTATAGCAGCAAAGGAAAGGATCAATCTCTCTTTTGTACATTGTTGCGAATGAAGATAGGTAAGGGTGTGCAACATATTACCAACGAGCTGTTAAACGAGCACAAATTCAGCATTAACGACTTGAAGCAACGTACAATCGCAACAGCCGGTATTTACCAACGCCATTACTATTTTTCTATCCTTGGCGATTATCTTGTTACTGCCTGCATGCCCTTAAATCAAACTATTAAGCAGTTACAAACCTATTTAGCATGGTTGCTAAACAACGAAGTGCTGGAAATTACACCGATGATTTCACCTCCAAAAGAGTGCAGACTCAGTGATTTGGTTTCAGCAACTTTTGCGGACCCTGAATTCAACGATATTTCACCATTTCAATCGGAACAAAACACGCATGGTCAGCAAGAGACAAAGAATCACCTCATTCAACATGTAGAAAATACTGAAATCAAACGCAGTTGGCTTAATGTTGCAGTTATTAAAGAGTTACTCCCAAAGCTATTGAGAGAAAAATCGGACTTTAAAGATGTTGAAGACCTTGCTAAAATAATTTCGGCTGAATTGGTGGTGAAATTTAAAAAGCCACGTAGAATGGTTCAGGAAGACTATGAAAAAATCCTTGGTGCAACCCTTAAGCCAGTAGGCGATATTGAGAATGTAAAATTTAAAACCAAAGATAAAAAGAACATAGTTAAGGGAAAGGATTTGCTCAAAACGAAAACAGTCGAAATTGAAAAAACAGAAAGCGGATATTTCGTTGAAGAGCAATTAATACAAGCTATGGCACACTATCTACAAGAGATTAGTCAGTGAAAATTATCGCTCAATTAATCGTGGCATTTTTACTTTCGTTGTTAATTTGTAACGTTAGCGTTTATCGTCCAAGCACAGTCACATTAAACGTACTTTATACCGTATCTGGTATTTTGTTTAGTGTTGGGCTTGGCTTAATCATTACGATTGTGCCTAATGGTGTACGCAATAGGGCTTATATTGTCGAAATTCGCCGTACTATTAATAACGTAAGAAACCGGTTTTTTGTTGAATTTTTTTTAATTACTTTGGCTTATGTCTGCTTTTCCACCCCAGAAAACTGGACAATAATCAAACTTATACAAAACGAAGAAATAACATTAAAATTTGATATTGTTTTATATACAGGAACCATGCTTATTCTTTCCATGCCTTACTTTATGTTTAATTTTTTAGCAATCCAAAAGCTAAACAATGACATTTTTGACAGAGTGAATCAAGAAACTGAACGCATTACCCCTTAATAATCAACCATATCACTAAACCGCCTTTGTGCGGTTTTCTTTTACCTGCAATTCCTACCGCACTTTATTTTATTCACTGAACAAGTTCATTTGTTCAATTTTGCCATTTCTTCTCAATTTTGTGCTAAACACCGACCGCACTTTTTAAAATCACACTCTCATCTACTCTCTTTTTCTGTGATCTAGGTCACAAATTCAGCAAATAGTCAAAGTTTTTCAAAAATAAAATATTAGTAAAAACAGTGATTTAATAGTTTAAATAGTATATTTTTGTAAAATATATTAGTTTTGCTATTTACCATTAGTATTAGTTTTAGTATTATATGACCATCAAAACGAGATACACAATCTCAACGCTCTTTAAAAATTGTGATGAAAAAAAGCCCCGATAAACAGGGCTAGGTTACTAAGATTCATAAATTGGTGTATTGCGATTAGTGTCCATAACAAGATGAATGCAATGTAGGCAGTTCTGTTTGGTTGTATAACCCTCGCTAACTGCAATGATTTCGTGATTAGCGGCTTTTAGTCGCCAATACCACTGATTATTTACACCTTTAAATATTTGAAAATACATATAGGTAATTCCTTATGCAAGATGAAATGAAACGCTATGCGATTTCTTATTACTTCGACGGCAAAAGGTGGGCGACAGATGTTTACGCCCATTCATTCGAAGAAGCGGAAGAAAAGCTAAAAGCAATGTCCCAAGGTACTGTTGACGGCGAGATTCACCTTTCAGTTTACATTCCTGAAAATCCGCTATCGAAAGTATCAAGGTTGATTACAAGAATAGCTAAAAAGTTTATGTAAGTCAGTGACTTTCATCACAAATTTTAAACAATTTGGTTAAAGAAACTCACTCGGCGGAAGCGCAGACGGAAGCCCAACGGTGCTAAGCGGTCGTTAGATTGAAAGCCCTAACCTACTTAGTGAAGAGTGAGTTTTAAAGTCTGCCCATGCAAAGCCAGTGAAAAACGGTGCAGTTGCCGAAAGTGGAGCTCAAGCAGGCGAATATCCCAATGTGGATATTTCAAAACACATTTGCTAGTACAGAGACACAACGGCACGTGAAACCGTTGCGAATGATAGATGAAGTGTGTTTTGAAATGGTAACAATAAAACAAACGAGGTTAAAAATGGAAGAAAAACAAGAAAACAGCCTATCTGATAACGATAAAGAACTAATCAAACAGGCTGTATTAGAAAGTGCAGCAAAAAATACTAATTTTCCCCCAGATAAACTAGCCAAATCAATTTGTGATGCTATTTATCTGATTGATTCTTATAAGCATTGAGAATATGAGGAAGTGATACGCTATCATCTAATGCTTCAAAGCGTTTTGATAACATCTCAACAAAATCAGCATAGACTGATTGCACTACTCCACTGACCGCTCGAAAGGGCGGTTTTTTTAGGGTTATTTAAAATGAAAAATAAAATCACAGACTTAAACAATCATTTATTTTCCCAGTTAGAAAAACTGCTTGATGAAGACTTAACCGATGAAGAACTTAATCGAGAAATTAAACGTGCCAATGCCGTATCAGGCATTGCGGCAAATATTATCGCAATCAATGCGATTTCGCTTAAAGCAATGACATTGTTTGAAAATCGTCAAATTGAAAGAGAATCCCCTGATTTTCTAAGAATATCTAAGGCGCAAGGCGATGACCTCTAATGCGGAACGATTTAAATTCACCGATGAACATATTGCGTTTATTCGCTTACATTGGGATAAAAAGCCATCTGATCTAATTAAATTGTTTCAGCAACAGTTTGATTTATTAATAAATCGTAATGTTTTCTATAAATTAAAAAAGAAACACAATATTCCAAGCCTTAAGCATGCTAATCGTTACAGCAAAGAAGAACTTGCGTTCATTAAAGCGAATTGCACGTTAAATGAAAGAATCTTGGCTCAAAAAATGGAAGTTTATTTCAATAAACCATTTAATCCACACGCGTTAAAGGTTTTGCGCGTGAAGAGACAATGGCTAACCGGACGAAGCGGTCGATTTGAGAAAGGTGAAAATTTAAAACCGATTGGCTTTGAGCGATATTGTGAAAATGCAAAATGTTGGTTAATAAAAGCAAGCATTAAACGTTATGAACGGAAATCGCATTATCTCTGGCGCAAAGCCGGTAGAAAAATTCCGCGTGGACATATTATTGATTACAAAGACGGCAATTCAAGAAATTGCACCCTTGAAAATCTCGAATTAATTTCACGCGTTGAAATGGCTTGGCGAAAGAAATTACAGTATCACCAACTCAATGATGAAATTAAACCCACCTTTTCCGCCTTTGTAAAACTCAAAGAAGGCATAAATCAACGTAAAAAAGAGAAAGATATGGAAGAAAATCAATCCCCCAATATTGCCACGCAGGAACCGACAACATTTACGTTTGAATTTACCGAACACGAATTGCAAACAATGGCGTGGGCGTGGTTTGTGCTTATGCGTAATATGGAAACCTTCCAAGCACTCTATCCGGCAATGGAAAAAATAGGCTCAAGTTATGCGCCGTCAATTTATGACCAAGCCTATGAATATCGCCCCACAATTCGTGATATGCATAAAATCATTGAACGAATTACAAGTGGTTTTAAATTTGATCAAATGACAAATTGGCGCATACTAAAACGCATACGCCATTTTAACCCAAAGAAAATGGAATTTCTCAAAATCTAACGCCGCACTCAGTGCGGTATTTTTTTACCCAAAATTCAAGGAAACCCAAAATGAAACGCTCAAAATCCGCATTCTTCCAAGAAAAAAACAGCTTCACCGCGTTTATGAAAGGCAGTGAAAAATGGCTAAACAGAATCTGCTATTTTCTCGCCGCCTTGATTATTGCCATGATTGTGGGTGGGATTAGCCTACACGCCAATGCCCACCCCACCGATTGGCACGATAACGAATTAAGCCAACAAATCCAACAAGAAACCCGATGTGAACTGAAAGGGGGCATATATGAAAACGGTGTATGTTTACCGCCTAATCTTACACTGGCAGCAGAAAAAGAACTGCAGGCTTACACTGCACAAAAACAAGCAGAAATTAACCGCACTTTAGGAAAAAAACAATGAAACCTTCCGATGATTACTACTATCAACTTGACGCCGCTTACCAACGTAAAGTGGATTGGCAAGCAGGCTATGAAATCGCCTTAGACGAAGTCGCCACAGAAATCGACAATGATTTACAACAAGGCGACCAAACGCATTATCACGAACTCACTGAAATGCTGTGCGATAACGATAATTTCTGGCTTGCCATTGGTAGTGGTGCAAGTTATGAGCCTTATAGACAAGAGGCGATTAAGAAAATTGCAGAGCGTGAATTAAACGACAGAATGAATGATTATGACCCAGATTAATGGAGGGGCGAGATGACAAACCAAGTCCAGCATCAACAAAATAAACAGCCACCTGCGCTTAAAACATTTTTTGAAAGTGCGAATGTGCAAAATAAGATTAAGGAACTTGTTGGCAAAAATGCGGCAACCTTTGCAACAAGTGTAATGCAAATTGCCAATAGCAATGCAATGCTTAAAACAGCAGACCCAATGAGTATTTTTAATGCTGCTTGTATGGCGGCTACACTGAATTTGCCACTACAAAATGGCTTAGGCTTTGCCTACATCGTCCCTTTCAGAAACAACAAGGAAAAGAAAACCGAAGCGCAATTCCAAATTGGCTATAAAGGCTTTATCCAACTGGCACAGCGTAGCGGGCAATTTAAACGCTTAGTCGCATTGCCTGTGTACAAAAAGCAACTTATCAAAAAAGATTTCATCAATGGTTTTGAGTTCGACTGGGAGCAAGAACCCGAGCAAAACGAAAACCCAATCGGCTATTACGCCTATTTTAAACTGGTAAACGATTTTTCAGCCGAACTCTATATGAGTCACGATGACATCGTCAAGCACGCTCAACGCTACAGTCAAACATTTAAAAAAGGCTATGGCGTATGGCACGATAACTTCGAGGCAATGGCATTAAAAACCGTAACTAAGTTATTGCTATCAAAACAAGCTCCACTCTCTGTTGAAATGCAACAAGCCGTATTAGCCGACCAAGCCGTTGTGAAAGATGTAGAAAATCAAGAGTTCAACTACACCGACAATATTCAAGAAGCGGAATTTTTAGCGGTTGTTGATGAAGCCACATTCGAACAATGCAAACAAAGCATTCAGAATGGAGAAACCACCCTACAAGAACTTTGTGATAGTGGGGCGTATGAGTTTAGTCAAGAGCAATTAACGAAACTTGAAGAGCTAGAAAATCAGAAAGCAGAATAGTCATTGACACCGCCCCAAACTTCGGATTAAGATAACAGCACTAACAATACAAGTCGGTTATCAAACGCTCCGATTCAAAAGCGGTTTTTTTGTACCTAAAATCTAGGTAAAGATCACTTATGATCGGGTCGAGAGAACCTAATAAAATACCTTAGGGGAATAAGTTCCGCCATCTTGTATTGGTAGTTGAAGCCCGATCGCCAACTAAGCGATCAATACTAACTAAAATACAAGGTACAAAAAAATGACAACTCAAATTCAAACAATCCAGTTCAACCACCAATCTCTAGTTACATTCGAACAAAACGGTACACATTACACCGCAATGAAACCAATCTGCGAAAATATCGGTTTATGTTGGGATGGACAAAGACAACGCATTCAAAGAGATGAAGTGCTTTCAGAGGGAGCGGTTATCATAACCGTACCTTCAAATGGTGGAGATCAACAAATGATCTGCCTGCCCATCGAATATATCAATGGCTGGCTTTTCGGTATCGACATTAAACGCTGCAAACCTGAAATTCGCGAAACTCTGATAATGTACAAAAAAGAATGTTATCAAGCCTTGTACAATTATTGGAATAAGCCACAACAACTTGCACTGCCAGAACCAGAAAAGAAATTCACTTTTGAATTTACCGAGTACGAACTCGAACAACTTGTTTGGCTTTGGTGTGGACACAAGCAGATGAACACCTTACTTGGCGATATGATCAAACCGTTAGAAACTATCGGCTCTTATTTCACTGGAATGGTGATCAGCCATCACCAAGAATATCGCCGACAATATAAAAACACGCTCCCAACCATTCAGAAATTGATTGCACCATTTAAGGCGTCTAATCAAATGAACTGGGAAAGAGCGAAAAACCTCATCGCCCAATAAAACATCACAAAATCCGACCGCACTTTTTTAAGTCTGCGGCGGATTCTCACACCTAAAATCCGACAAAAGGAACAGAAAATGAACAAATTAATCATTACGCTTGTGTGTGCATTTGTGGTGTATATGGCGCACGCCCTAAACCTTAATCAAGACTGTGACGGCAAAATCTGTCACACCGAAATAATTTCAACTATAGAAGGAAAATAAAATGTACCAACTCAAAGCGAGATGCTCTGGCTTGGCTGATTTAATGGTAAAGCCTAAAAGCCGTAACGGAATATCTGCTACCGCTAAAAGTGCGGTGAGAAAGATAGTGAAATTTGATTTATTCGGTTATCGAGATTTTGAGGGGAATAAATACACCGAGAAAGGCATTGCACTAGAAGAACAAGCTATTAAGTTAAGCGGTCGTAAACGTGGCTTACCCCTTAAAAAGAACACGGAAAGACGCGAAAACGATTGGATTACAGGCGAGTGCGATATTTATGTGCCAAGCCGAAGATTAATCATAGACACTAAATGTTCTTGGGATATTGGCTCACACCCTTTTTTTGCTGATGAGGCGGAAGAAAAAGCTAAAAAAGCGGGGTATGACGCACAAATGCAAGGCTATATGTGGTTATGGGATTGTGATGAGGCGCAAATTGATTTTGTCCTCCTCCCCACTCCTTATGACCAATTATCAAGCTATGACGACCCAAACAGATACATTGACTTGGTTGAGCAAATCCCCCAAGAAAAACGTATCACGACGGTCACAATTAAACGTGATGAGAAAGTCATTGAGAAAATCAAAGAGCGGGTAGAAATTGCTCAAGAATATTATCAACAACTCATACAGGAGATGCGCTAATGGCACGTAATACCAATACCGTGATATTAGTCGGTCATTTAGGCAGTGACCCAGAAATCCGCCAATTCCAAAATGGCGGGCAAATTGCCACATTTAATCTTGCTATCGGCGATGATTACCGAGATAGACAAGGCAATACAGTTAAACGTACGCATTGGATACCTATTGTGGTGCATGGCAATTCTGCTGATGTAGCAAGACAATATCTGCAAAAAGGCTCAAAAATCTGTGTAACAGGGAAACTGGTACAGGAAAGCTGGCAAGACCAAAACGGCAATAACCGCACCGCACTTAAAGTAGCGACACAATCCTTTGAAATGCTAGACAGCAAGGCAAACAATGAAACACAACAGCCAACCAAAGACAAAGAAAAACCTGACCCATTAAACGCAGCAGCAGAACAAGATGGGTTTAATGATGATATTCCGTTTTAGAGGGAAAGATAGCTTGTATAACCCTCTGAAAAAAATCAAATCCGTAAATAGAGGCTTCATTTAACGAGATTGCTTCCACAATTCAACCGCCTGAATAATCAGTTGGTTTTGTGGAATATCGTGTTGTTTGCTTAGCTGCTCAATTTCAGCGATGGTTGCTAATGGCAACTTGTAAGATTTCGATTTTACACCGCGTTTTTCATCTGAACGCGCTTTAATTTCGTTGATTGACAATTTCATCTTTATAGCCCATAATTTTGAAGAGCTAGGGGATTGCCCTCCCCTAGCAAGCTATCAGATTAATGAACTGGCAAAGACCAGAGCAATAAAATGATAACTAGGATAATGACTTTAATCATTTTGATTATCCTCTTCAAGCGTGGAGAAAAAGCTCCACACTCGCTTTCAACCCTGACTATTCTACGATGCTCTTGTTGAAAGCGAGATTATTATAAATCGGTATACCGATTAAATCAAGTATTATCTAAGAAAGCCATTGTATTTTACAGTGGCTTTTTTTATTGCTCTCAACCCAGCTCGCTTAGGCGAGCTTTTTATTACCCCAAAAAATAAGAGAAATAGAATGATTAGAAACAGTAGATGGACGCCTGAGGTTCCACGCCCAACACTTAATGATGAACATTTATTTGTAGCCTTTTTAAAGGAGTGGGTAGAAAAAGAATACAAAGATGAAGTTAATTCAGACAAAAAGTACTTTGGAGATGAAGAATTTGATATTGAAGATTTTGGCATTTATCAAAGCATTTTAAAAGAGTGGAGCGGCGATAATGAAGACACCGCTGAAAATCTTATTAAATGGCAAGGCTGGGATTATCGCCAAGCCAAAGAATTTGAAGAAAAAAATCTTGAGTATGATTTTGATAAAGAAAATAACCGCCTATCTAAACAATGGGTAACTGACAATGTTTATACATTGCCTTTTTCTGTCGGTAGTCGCGTAAAATGGGGTTTAAAAGAAGGTATTATTATGGAGGATAAAAATAATAATTACCTACCTTTTGGAAAAGTGTGCGTATTAACAGATAAACAGGCAGCAGAAAATAAAAAATGGCAAGCTCAAGGAATATCAAGTAGACATGGTGGTTATATTGTTAATTGGGAATCATTGGAATTGATAGAGGAAAAACAATGAACCTATTAAAACTCCTCGCTAGAAAAATCCTCAAAGAGGAACTCGAAAATAATAAATATCAATTTGAAAAATTAGGCAATGAAAATCTTGCCAAATCAAGACGCATTAAAGAACTTGAAAGCGATAACCAACGCCTAAGAATTAAAGTAGAGCAAATCCGACAGGACAATTTAAAACTCCGAGAAAATCGACCGCACTTTAAACATCATAAGAAAAAAGGAGGGAGAAAATGAATGAAATTAACATCAAACTCCCACTGCATAAATTCCAAGATTTAATGATTAGTCACGTCCGATACAGCCTACCACGCCATACTTATATCGTTAGCGAAACTATTCACGATGTTAAAACCTACTGGAGCGTGTTAAGCAGTAATACTCGAGAGGTAATTACTCGCGATATTAATGAGCATTTGAAACGCTGGGAAAGCGACCGAAATGACGCATTCCACAAACTTGACTACGATTCGTGGGAGGAACTATTTGACTGGATAAATGAAAACCGCAGTAGCACATCAACAATGGCTACAACAGCAAAACCGATTGTGCCTGTGTTGCCTGTGATTGATTTAAAACAGAGGGAAAGATGATTGTATGGGCTTTATTTGATAGTGGCAATGGTTGCTACACGCAAGGTGCAGAGCTATTTAATCAGTTAGTCAATCAGTCAGTCAATATATACCCTATCGGTATGGATATTGAGTGTAAAAACAATCACTTTATCAATCTTAATCTGGCTGATTATGGTCGTATGTTTGGCGATAACAAGCTATTTGATGAGCTTGATAAACTACCAAAACCTGATTTGATTATAGCTAGTCCACCTTGTGAGAGTTGGTCAGTAGCTAGTGCGATGTGGGGAGGTAATGCAAGTTGGAAACAGGAAACTGGTGCAGTAAATCGTGAATTGTCTAAATTTACCGTTCGTGGACGAGCAGATTATGATTTACCGCACGTCCAATTTAAATATGACCGCTCTTTCCTAAACCGCATTAATGGTGAGCTTTGTATCTATAACACAATAGAAATTATCAAACGTTACAATCCAAAAGTTTATGTAATAGAAAATCCAGCAAGCAGTAAGATTTGGCATTATGTGAATGACATTCTCAATTTTCAGATTCCTTTTGATAATTTGGCACACTATAACTTGTATAACTACCCTTTGCGTAAACCAACAAGATTTAAGAGCAATATTAATCTTGGATTACGAAACAATCATAAATCAAAGCCTCAGCAACAATGGGAGGATTTTTCAAAATCATACAATGAAAGATCGAACATTCCACTTGATTTAATAGTGGATATTTACAAAGCAGTAAATCAATATTTAACAAATCCAATAGGCGTTCCAAGTGAGCGCCTTTTGTTTTAGGAGAAATAAAATGAAAGAATTTAATTTAGATGCAGCTTTAAATGGCGAACCAGTCAATGCGAACGGACAAAAGTGTTATGTAGTAAGAGAAGTGACGGAACTCTTGGACGATCAAAGCCTCCGTAGATTTGTTGTTATCTTTCCTAACAGCTCTACTAATGCGGAAGTATGGGATGAACATGATTTAATTGATGATATTAGAATGTGGGAAGAGCCAAAGATTAGTATTGAAAATTTGCCTAAGCCGTTTAAGCCTAAACATTGCGAAGAATATGTCTATATCGCTGGGAATAAAGTTTTCCATCGAATTAGTATAAATGATGATTTTGATATATCCCTCGCTGAAAGCGGTCAATGCTATCGTACAGAAGAAAATGCTCAAAAATGGATTGATTTTATGAAGAGTATGATGGAGTAAGTATGATAAATGAAGAGACTATGGCTTGGCGCAAGTACCGTCAAGACAAAGCAAATAAACGGCTCAAAAATTTAGAATGCAGCACCAACCTACTCAAAGAAAAAGGAATTCAATTTGAATCGCATAATTTTGGCAAGCAGTTAGTCATTTTATGTGCTGATCCTAAGATAGATTTTTATCCATCAACAGGATTATGGATTGAGCACACAACTCTCTATAAGAATAGAGGTATTCGCAGTCTTTTGGCGCATATAAATAACAAAAAGGAGTAAACATGAAAGGATTCACAGAATGGCTATTATATGTATTGGCTGGAGTTCCTATCATTGTTATAGCTGGAGCTGGAATAGGATTATTTCTTAGCGTTGCATGGAAAATTATTCGATTGGTGGTGTGATATGAGCGAATGGATTAAATTTTCGGAGAGATTGCCTAAACCAAATACAAGAGTCTTGATTTGCAACCGAGACAAAGAAGTTGGGTGCACTTTATATCAAGAATTGCTTGGTTTTGGCTACATCCCTCTTTATGGCGAAGTTACACACTGGCAGCCACTACCACAACCACCGGAGGAATAAATTATGGCTAAATATTTATATCGTTACGCATTGGAAAGTAACAATCCTACAAACAATGATGATGGAAATACATGGGAAGATGAAAGTCTGTGTTTTGATTATGTCGCTTTACTTATCGCGAAAGAAAACGCTTATGCCTGGGATATGTTTGAAGAACCGGAACGCGAAGTTATGTATGTATGGAGAGATGGTGATTTTGAGAACAGACTGCGTTTTTTAGCTAAATTTGAAGTTATTCAACGACTTGATGTGATAGAGCTAGAGGAAGACGACGACCCGGACGATTTTTAAAATCTATTTACAGCCCATTCAAATCTCCCCTAGCCTAGCCCCTCTTTACAAAAGAGGGGGATAAGTTAGATGAAGTGGGCTAACTAAAATAAACCGTTATAACCGCCCATAAGGGCGGTTTTTATTGGAGGAAATATGGAACCTACGACAAGAAAATTACATAATTTGAAAACTGTTTCGAGCTTATTAGATATGAGCGCACCAACAATTTACAGAAGGATAAAAAACGACCCCAATTTTCCAAAGCCTCATCTAGTCGGTGGGAATAACTTTTGGACTGATGCACAAATAAATGATTACATTGAAAGAATTGAATCAGGCTGCTATTCATCTTAACAGCCCATTAATGCTTTCCCATCAGATGCCTCTTCTACAAAATCCCCCCACCACTGCATATATTCGATCCGTTGTGGCATATACTTTGCTTTATTGTATGTGCCACGAACGGAAGAATATTCAAAATGTGCCAAGCACACCTCAATAATCTCACTGTTAAATTCAGCCTCATTCATAGCTGTGCTAAAAACAGATCGCAAACCATGTGCGGTCAAAATATTCCTATAACCGATCCGTCCAAGAGCTTTGTTTGGTGTCTCTTTCGATATAGGCTGTCTTGGATTTTTTTTGCTAGGGAAAACAAACTTACTATTGCAACGATTCAACTTCTGTAACAAACGCAAAATCGTTACAGCTTGTTTGGATAATGGCAAGATAAAATCTTGTACTTTACCTTGTCGCCCCTTCATTTTTTCTTTCGGTATATTCAATAAGCTGTTTTCGAAATCTACATTTTCCCATTCTAATTGAGTAATAGCCCCTGCCCGACCTGCGGTAAGTAATAGTAGCTCTAATGCGCAACGAGTTTCAATTTCAAGGGTACTATTCTGCAAATCTTCAAACAATTTAGGTAATTGCTCTGGGCGAATAGTAGGGTTATTTTCAGCTATTGGTCGAATAAATACCCTTCCAATATCTGCGGTTGCATTATAATTAATTACTCCTCTATTAACCGAATAAATCATTATTTGGTTTAAATAACCAATAATACGATGTAATGTATCCAATTTTCCTGCTCGCTCTAATGGTTTTAATTTCTCAATAGCAAGAGGAGCGGAAATATCACTAATAGAATAATGCCCCAACACTTTAAACAAGTGACGTTCTAACCGTTTCCCAATATCAATAAAAGTCACTTCTTTTAATCGACCAGTATCAACTTCATTTTTCTTTAGATATAGCCATTCCTTCCCCATTTCTGTCAAGGTAAATTGACGTTCTTGGATGGCTTTTTGTTCTTGCTGTAAACGGTAATCTTGCGGATCGATATTTTTCGCCAACAAAGAACGATATAAATCCCTAATCTCTCGAACATCTTTCAATGAAATCTCAGGATAAACACCAAGACTGATTAAAGTTCTTTTTTTAGAAATTGGTTTATAATATTGAAATCGCCAAATTTTCGAACCATTCATTCTTACGAGCAAGAAAAGACCTTGACCATCAGACAGTGAGTAATCTTTCTCTTTAGGTTTAGCATTATTGATTTCTGTAATGCTTAATGGTTTCACTAATACTGCCATCCTCCCCCCTTTGGTATTACGAAAATAATTTTGGTAAGCGTGATTTTTTAGTATTTTTATGGATTTTGGTATTACGACACCTAAAAACCCCAAATTGTATTACCAAATATAATACCAAAAAAGTGAGTTAGATTAATATGGATTGATATAGATTGACTTTATAAAATCAGATAACACTTTGATCTACTAGGAAATTTAATTTGATTTGATATGGATTGAGAGGGATTGAAAAGAAAATTTGGTGCGACTAGCTGGACTCGAACCAGTGACCCCCACCATGTCAAGGTGGTGCTCTAACCAACTGAGCTATAGTCGCACTGTGTGAAGTAGTCGTGATTATAGGTATTTTTAACTTGAACACAAGTATTTTTCTTAAAACCCGATATAACTGGCAAAAAAGTAAACAAAACCAGCTTAAATAACTGAGCCGTTTTTGATTTCCAAAAGTTTTAAGCGTATAATGTGCACCAATTTTTTATCTGGCTAATATGTAGCGAAGTAAAATAACACCTTTAAAATTTTGTAATTATTGACGGAGTAAATAATGTCTAGAAGACTAAGAAGAACGAAGATTGTATGTACTATGGGCCCATCAACTGACCGTGATAACAATCTTGAAAAAATTATCGCAGCGGGCGCAAACGTAGTTCGTATGAACTTCTCTCACGGTACACCTGATGACCATATCGGACGTGCTGAACGTGTACGTTCTATTGCGAAAAAATTAGGTAAAACCGTGGCAATCTTAGGTGATTTACAAGGTCCTAAAATTCGTGTTTCTACTTTTAAAGACGGTAAAATTTTCTTAAACATTGGCGATAAATTCATTCTTGATGCAGAGTTACCAAAAGGCGAAGGCACTCAAGAATCCGTTGGTTTAGACTATAAAACGCTTCCACAAGATGTTGTTCCGGGCGACATTCTTTTATTAGATGATGGCCGTGTTCAATTAAAAGTATTATCAACTGATGGTGCAAAAGTTTTCACTGAAGTTACTGTTGGTGGTCCATTATCAAATAATAAAGGTATCAATAAATTAGGTGGCGGTTTATCTGCGGATGCCCTAACAGAAAAAGATAAAGCCGACATTATTACCGCTGCACGCATTGGTGTTGATTTCTTAGCCGTTTCTTTCCCTCGTTCAAGTGCAGATTTAAATTATGCACGTGAACTTGCTCAACAAGCAGGTTTAAATGCAAAAATCGTTGCTAAAGTTGAACGTGCAGAAACCGTTGCTAATGATGAAGCCATGGACGATATTATTTTAGCATCCGATGTAATTATGGTTGCTCGTGGTGACTTAGGCGTAGAAATCGGCGATCCTGAATTAGTCGGTGTACAGAAAAAATTAATTCGTCGTTCACGTCAATTAAATCGTGCTGTAATTACAGCGACTCAAATGATGGAATCAATGATTAGCAATCCAATGCCAACGCGTGCTGAAGTAATGGACGTTGCAAACGCAGTATTAGATGGAACTGATGCAGTTATGCTTTCTGCAGAAACAGCAGCAGGTCAATATCCTTCAGAAACAGTGGCAGCAATGGCTAGCGTATGTTTAGGTGCAGAAAAAATGCCAAGCATTAACGTTTCTCGTCACCGTATGGATAAAGAATTTGAAACCATTGAAGAATCTGTTGCGATGTCTGCAATGTATGCAGCAAACCACATGAAAGGTGTAGCGGCAATCGTCACTTTAACTAGCACAGGCCGTACTCCATTATTAATGTCACGCATTAGCTCTGGCTTACCAATCTTTGCTTTATCTCGTAATCAAGAAACCCTAAACCTTTGTGCACTATACCGCGGTGTAACACCAATTTATCACGGCGAAGAAAGTCGTACAGAAGCAGGTGCAAAAGCAGCACTTCAATCATTAAAAGAAAAAGGTTATTTATCTACTGGCGATTTAGTGCTGGTAACCCAAGGTGGTCAAGGTGCGACACAAACTAACGTATGTCGTACATTAATTGTTGAATAATCAACAATCTAAATATGTTAAAATAAAAGAGCGGTGGATTTTTCCACCGTTTTTTATTTCCTTTTTTCACCGCACTTTTCACTTAAATCCAATAGATATTTGCGGTATCATAGGCGACATTCTAGTATCGAAATAAGTCCTATGGCATCACAACCTCAAATCAAATCTTCAGACAAAAAAACAGCACAAGTTAGCATTCCTCCGCACTCAATTGAGGCTGAACAAGCCGTGTTGGGTGGCATCATGCTGAGCAATCAACATTGGGATGGCATTGCTGAACGTGTGATTGCTGACGATTTTTATACTTTTCAGCATCGTCTAATTTTTACAGAAATGGAACATCTAATGCGTAATCAATCGCCTATTGATTTAATTACGCTAGATCAAGCCTTAAGAAGCCGTGGTGTAAGCGATGAAGTAGGTGGATTTGCCTATCTAGCAGAGCTTTCCAATAATACTCCAAACGCGATTAATATTTTGGCTTATGCAGATATCGTGCGCGAGAAAGCCATATTACGAGAACTTATTTCGGTAGGGAATCGCATTGCTGAAAATAGCTATTCTCCTAAAGGGCAAGACATTAAGTTAATTCTTGATGAAGCTGAGCGTGAAGTATTTGCGATTGCAGAAAAACGGACAACTTCTAGTGAAGGCCCACAAAATGTGATCAATGTGCTGGAAAGTACCATTGAAAAAATCGATATTTTAAGCAAACTTGAAAATCATTCAGGTGTAACAGGTGTTACGACGGGCTTTACCGATCTTGATAGAAAAACGGCTGGTTTACAACCTTCTGACTTAATTATCGTTGCGGCACGTCCGTCAATGGGTAAAACCACTTTCGCCATGAACCTTTGCGAAAATGCCGCAATGGCAAGTGAAAAACCCGTTTTAGTATTTAGTTTAGAAATGCCTGCAGAACAAATTATGATGCGTATGATCGCATCCCTTGCTCGCGTTGATCAAACTAAAATCCGTACAGGGCAAAATTTAGATGAAATCGAGTGGAACAAAATTGCCAGCGTAGTAGGAATGTTCAAGCAAAAAAATAATCTTTTTATCGATGATTCTTCAGGTCTAACACCTACCGATGTTCGTTCCCGCGCACGCCGAGTTTATCGTGAAAATGGTGGATTAAGTATGATTATGGTGGATTATTTGCAATTAATGCGCGCACCCGCATTTTCAGATAACCGAACACTAGAAATCGCAGAAATTTCTCGTTCCCTCAAAGCACTCGCCAAAGAATTACAAGTGCCAGTAGTCGCCCTTTCTCAGTTAAATCGTACTTTAGAACAACGTGCAGACAAACGCCCTGTAAACTCAGATTTACGTGAATCAGGCTCTATTGAACAAGATGCAGACTTGATTATGTTTATTTACCGAGACGAAGTCTATAACGATAACTCGGAAGATAAAGGCGTTGCAGAAATTATTATCGGTAAACAGCGTAACGGCCCAATTGGTCGAGTGCGGCTAAAATTTAATGGACAATTTTCACGCTTCGACAATCTCGCTGAACAACGTGAATATCGAGATGATTATTAA